GACATGAAGGTCTCTGCAATCTCGGTACGAAGACCGTTTTGGATTGCGAGCTTGTTTTCTTCCATCCAAGATTCAACCACATAGTTGAGGTAGCTGTCAACCTTCTCGACAAGATCTGCTTTTGTTGAAGCAAGCTCTTCTGCGAGTTCGGTCTTATAAGCCTCTTCCAGACGATCAATTTCTTCTGAAAGTTTTGACTTGATTGCTGCTTCAAAAATTACTGCTGTTTTAGCTTTGAACTCTTCGGAAAGAGTAGCTTCAGATTCGACTAGTGCGTTTAGGTCGCTTGTGAAGTCGATGTGGACATCTACTTTACGAGCTTCTGCAACTGAAGAGGCTTGTGCTTCTTCACCCATAAGAATGTTTAACATGCTTGATAGCTTTTCAGCAGACATTTCTGACATCAAGTCATGTGCAACACTAATCATACCAGCTTTGGTTTTTGGTGCGGCTTCGCTATTGCTTTTATCGCCCTTGCGAGATTTAGCAGTTGGACCTGCATTCTCGGAAGATTTGATAGAACCAATAGATTGCTTTTCAGCATTTTTAGGATCGTGAGCTTCAACTACATCTTCGTTGTCATTGAGCTCAACATCCTGGTTGATTTCATCAGCCATTTTGTGACTCCTATATTTTATGTTTCAGCAACGAGAGGAAATTCTTGAACTCACGGACCTGTGTCTCATAGAGAGCACTGCGTGGAGCTTTCTTAATTTCAGTCTCCATTTTTTCAATTACTTGGGGTTGAATCATGCCGTTATTCCAAACCCACTCTACACCTTCCATGATTCCATTAACGAAGGCTGTTGGTGCAGATGGATCTTGCACAATATCAACTGTGCTAAGAATAAAATCGTCCTTTACGAACGAAACGCCATTTCTCTCCTCAAGGCTACCCATACCACGAGTTGACACGCCTAGACGAACACCCCCATCAAGCAAACCTTTTACAATGTTGCCCATTGGAGTCTCTAGAATACGTGCTTTACCCACAACATCATTACCAGACCAGTCTAGTTTTTCGATGATGTGGGAAACCTTATCCAAGTTAATGCTTGGTCCTTCTGGGTGATTCAACTCACCAACAGCACGACCTGTCTTAACTTGTTCTGTAACGTATCGATCTACTGCTCTTTCCATAACTGATTTGGGATAGATGCGACCGTTACGATTTTTTGTTTCTGATTGCATAAACACGCCTTCGATGAAGTGGTTCTTAGACCCCTTCTCGGTACGCTCGGTTAAAACCTCGAGCCTGTGATCTGTAAATTCTGCAATCAGCTTCATATTGATACCTATTAATCAACCTATTAGGGTTATTTATAAATCTTTTAACTTTGAGAAATATTATTCCTCATCGTCCTCTTCATCAAGAATTTCATCAATTTCTTCATCAGAAAGTTCTTCTAGATCATCATCGCCTGAGTTAAAAACTTCATTTGCAATTTTCATCTTAGCTTGATCCAAAGCATCACCAAGTTTACTAGCCATCAACTCACCAAACATGGGTGCAGCATTTGTAAAATCTTGCATTTGTACTTTATCAATAAAATCTTCAATACTCATAGTGTTCTCCTTATCATAACATATATTTATGTAATTAAATTATTGGGGGGTTTGACCGGCTGGAGTTGGTGGTTGTGGTCGTTGCGGAATCTGTACAGCACCAGCACCCGTTCCACCATCAGGCTGAATAATGCTATCGTACTCACCTTGACGGCCTTCATTATCCATCTGACCTTTCATATCCTTAATGTCGTCATCATCCAACTGCAACACGTTCTTCATTACCCACTCGCGTGAGAAGTACTGACCAACGTATTGAGAAATCTCATCCATTAGCTGTAGACGGCCGAGAAGCAATTCGTTGTTCTTTAGTTCGGTAAAATGATTGTCTCTAGTGTAGTCGACAATGATGTCATTCTTCCACTCATCCCAATCTTCTTGAGTGATAATACCCTTTAGGATTAGCTGCTTGTTGAGAATGTTGTAGAATAGAGTGTTAAAACGTGAACGAAGTCTATCAATGAACTTCTGGAATTTTAATTCATCTCTTGAGATTTCCGAAGAGCGGCCCAACGAGAATTGAGATTCAGATTCTATTCTGCTGATAGGAACATTAAGCGATCTGTATAGCTTCTTTTGGAAGTATAGAATGTCCTCAATCTGTCCTAGGTTGTCACCGCCTGGAAGAGTTGTAATCTCAGTTCCACGACCACCCTCACGACGAGGTAGCCAGAAGTCTTCAAGCATTGACATATGCTTACGATCGTCACGAATTTGACCTGTGGTTGCATCGTAAACTAACTTGTTGCGGTAGCGAGCCATGATACCTTTCATGTACTCTTCTGCCTTACCCTTAGGCATATTCCCAACATCGATATAGAAGATACGGCGTTCTGGAGCTCTAGCAAGGCGATAAATCACCAGCGAGTCTTCCATCATACGCAATTGATTAACAGGCTTCAGAGCCTTGTGCAGATACGAAACAACTTTGCGTCTATTTTCATCAAGCAGACCAGATGTAACATAGCTTACAGAATCGTTACTTAGTTTGATTCCACTATTCTGTTCACCAGGCTTGTCTTGGTAAATGTAGAATTCATCGATATTCTCAATGATCTCAGCACCAGTTATTGGATCTTTTTTCTTTTTAACTTGCTTTACTTTGCGAATCTTTGATCCATCGATTGGACGAATCTCTTGAATGCCGGCTTTAAAATTCTTCTCGTCAACAACAAGATGGTGATACATTCTACCATCAATATACCAACGCTTAAAGATATCATGGCCCATTTCGCCAAAATTCAACATTGAGATGATATTATCAAACTCTTCTGTAATAGCTTTTTTGATATTGTCGGGTGCTTCAATCTTGTCAAGAACCAAAGCAACAGGTTGCTCATTAGAGCTTGTTACAATTGCTTCATTTGTAATATCTTCGATTGCAGCATCAACTTCTGGATGCGTTGCAACACCGCGATATTGTCTGATTAATACAGCGTCATCCTTTACGGTGGTGTCACCATTAATGTCAACATATGTGCCATAGTATCCACCAGCGGCGGTAACATATCCAGCACCATCGTCATCCACAGGTGGTACGATAGATGGCAATAATTTATTGTTCGCAGTGGTCTTTGCCCTACGAATTTCAAATCCAAAAATCTTTAAACCGTCATCAGCCATATTAATTCCTATTATTAATGGAAGGGGCTTTGGGCCCCTTCCGATTATTTAGACGATTAAGAAGTAGTGCCTGATTCCCAGTATTGTACTTGGAATTCTACTGTGAATCGTTCAATTTCGCTTTCCGTCGCATAGCTTAGGTCGATCTGAGATACTGCAGTTGGGAAGCAACCGCGGAAGTTGTATCTCTTAATTGACTTACCGTCTTTGTCGAGTTGGTCAACAATCAAGTCTGACTGATAGTCAACTGGATTAACAAAACCAGTGTTAGATGAATGACCATTGATTCCATTCATCCAACGCTCCATAGCGTTACGGATAGTGAAGTCAGTATCGTTGATAATGGTTACTGTCCAGTTATCAAATGTGCGATCGCCAGCAATCTTTAGCTGGCGACCACGAAATGGAACAACAATCGGTGTGATTGTTGAAGCTGGAAGTGCAGCCGCTTCGCAAAGGAACGAAGTAAGCTCTACATCACCACCAGCATACGCAGGGAAGTTGATTGTCGCTTTGAACAAGTTCGCGCGAGCACCACCACCTCTGAGCTTTGACTTGAAGTCATCTACGCCTAGAACCATTGTGTTATCTCCTTACTAGCGCTGATTATACTGTTCCAACAACTTCTTCGAAGTCTACGCCAGTTCTTACAGCCACAAAGTTTAGAGTGACATAGTTGATAGAACGGGCAGGCTTGATGAAGATGTTAGCAATGAATTCATTACGGTCAATCACAGCTGGCAAGTTGTTTGTTTCATCGCAGACAACACGGAAGTCTGTAATACCACGACGACCTTTTACTTCGCGAAGGAAAGGTTCAACAATATTTACAAACTCTGCACGTGTGAATTCGTCGTTGAATTCAAACATAACATTTCTTGCTGCAATCGAGATTGCTCTTTCAAGAACCAAGAACAAGCGGCGTACGTTAATACGATCGAATGCTGATGGTCTGCTCATGTGAGTCTTATCACCGAATAGAAGCACACCAGAACCTGGAATGTTAGCAATTGGGTTGATACCTGCTTTATATAGAGTATCACGTTCAGCCTTTGTTGGTGAATATGATAGTGCAGTGATACCTAAGTAAGCACCACGGCGCTGACCAGCAGGCGAATACCATGGAGCGTTATTAAAATCTGTTGACGCCATAATACCAGCAGTTGAAGAAGCTGCAGGGATAAAGATGTACTGATCGTTGTACTTATCATAAACCTTGAGGAAGTTGTTATCCAACACAAGATAAGATGAGAAAGTAAACGTATTAGCTGTAGTCACAGAAGCTGTAACTGGAGTGGCGTTATTTACAACAGCAGCACGGTTAGGTGAGGCTACTACAATACAATCTTTGCGTGTACTGCCAGCAATTGAAATTAGATCATTGACAACCGTTGTTTGATCACCTTGCACAGACATGCTAGGAGCAATTAGGAAGTCTACAGTGATTGTATCAACATCTTCGAATAGATCAAAGCCAGTTGCATACTGTGAAGTGCCAAGCGATCCAGAGTCCGCACCGCTGGTGAAACTTTCACTAATAGTGCCTGTTGCAGATGCTGCAAAAGTTTTGCTAACCACAGATGTGCCTGCGTTGGTGAGAGTAGATAAATCACCATCGAAGTGTGCCAGCCAAATATAACTGGAACTGCTATTGATTACATCTTTAACATAGTTTGAAGATCCATCAGGCGTCTTTGCATCAGATCCAAGTGACACGTAAGCAAAACGCTCAATCACTTGACCAGGTACACCAGTGAATAGACCATCTTCGTCAACAACGACGACGTGGACTTCATCATTGGAACCACTACGCGCCGATGCATATTCAGACGTGCCTGGCGCGCCATCGAATGAACTTTTATATGTCCAACCGGTAAAGTATCCATCACCGCTTACAGCAGGGCAGACAGAAACCTTCAGAGAGTTTCCAAGAGCGCCTGGATAGCGAGCAATAAAACCACCAACGTTGGTTTCACCAGAGTCTACACCGAAAGTGTCAACAAGAGTTGCAAAGTGATCAGCGTTGCGAACTTGAACAGTTGTTGAGGTTCCAGTAGTTGCGTTATATGCTGCTGCAGTAACTTCACGCACAACATATAATGAATTTGTGTATCTTAGAAAGTATGCCGCTGACAAAAAGTCAACAGCGGAAGTTGCACTTGGGGTAGCAAACGTAGCAGCAAGACTCGCTTCTGTGTCGATGAGAGTTGCCTTACGCGCTGGACCCCAGCGGAAGTTTCCTACAAATGCACCAGTAGTTGATTGTACGTTTGGAACACCGCCCGTTAAATCAATCTCTTTTACAATTACTGCAGGAGACTCAGAAGGAGTAAAAATAGCCATGTCTCTTTTCCTTTTTGAGCTATATAATAAGGATCATAATGCGAAGATTCAATTACCTTTATTTATAACAATCAATAATTAGCGTTACTATTCCATTGCTCCGCGCGCCAATCTTTGTCTACTGACCAACCGCTTTTTGGATCGACTATTGGCTCTGGTTCTGGATCCGATCCATCATCAATAAACCCAAACGGTACAACATCATCTTCGATGTGTCTCATCTGTTGCTCAAACAAGAACTTCTTCACGTTGATATCAGTCATATCGCCAAATGTAGACAGACCCGTAAAGTATCCAAACAATACTAGGTTCATCATAAGGTCATCGTGGTTGCCATCTGATGCTTCGTACGATTGACCTTTAGCTACAAATGTTGATATCTCGAGGATAGTATTACGATCGACAATCTCTAGTTTACCGCCTTCAATCAAGTCTTTTATGTTAGAGCAGCCAAGTCTTTTAACTTTGCGGTCCATTGTAATACCAAGACCTGTAGCCTTTACTGCTGACTGCACATAAAGATTCTCATATTCATAGTCATAATACATTCCATTACATACAACCCCACCTTGGTCATTGTTCTCAATTAGAACCCAAGCGTTGTTATATACCTTAGCATATTTGTGAATATAATCTGGAAATAAAATAGGCGATACTTTATTGTTTTGATATGTGGCGACTTGCTTAAAAGGTTTTTGCGTAATGTCGATAATATTGAATGTAGAATAGTCACCACCAACTCCTTTAGCTACGTCGACAGCCATAATATAGTCGTGGTCTTTTTTAACTTCTTCGTATATTCTAACAGTCTGATCCTCTAGAATTCTAATAGGTTCAGCCATTCTCAACTTCATTAGGGCTTCGCCTCCGATCAGAGTGTCACCAGTTCCAAAGAATGTGTTGCCAAATTCCTGGTCAAACTGTAGCTGAGAAGTGTTTGCAATTGTTTGTAGCTTCCACTTTTCATCACGGCCTGGCACGTCCCACCAGTCAACGCGGAAAGGTTTGAAGTCGTTGGTCTGTTGAACAGCACCTTCCCACAGCTTGTGGTACATATTTCCAATACCATTAGCAGTAGAAGTGATGATAACTTTAGTGCTTGTACCAGAAGTAATAACAGGGTAGGTTGAGGTGTAGAATGTTGCAGCGTCTTCAACGAATGCAAATTCGTCCAAGTACAGCAAGTTAACAGACATACCACGAATCGATGCGCCAGATGTTGCACGTGCCACAATACGGCTGTTGTTTGAGAATTCGATCGAACCTTTGTTCAGAGCCTTTGTTCCAGGCTGCAAGAAGAATGGAAGGTTCTCAAGCATCAATGTGATACGGCCCAACATCTCGCGAGCTGTTTCACCTTTGTTGGCTAGAATAGCAATTGTCTGCTCAGGCTTGAACACAGCATACCACAACAGATATGCAACTGAGCTGATAGACTTACCAGACTGACGACAAGCAAGAACAATGTTGAAGCGTTCGTTGTTGAAGTGATTGAACATCTTCTCTTGGTAGGGATACAGATCAAACGGAACCAAACCTCTGTCAAGGTTGATCACCTTACAGTATGTTCTAGCAAAGTATGCAGGATCTTGGGAGCATTTGACATATTCTTGGATCTGCTCTTGAGTGAATCCAATCACAGCCCCATCACGTTTTACGTTCTGGTTGCCGTTGTACGAATTGTTCATATTAACCACTTGGAGTCACATCTTTCATTTGATCAATTAGCAGCTTTTGTAGATCCGCTGTAGATCCAAAAAACACATTGTTTGTTGTTGCGCCTGGAAGTGCAGCAGGTGCATCAGACTTGTTAAAGTCTTTTTTCTTCTTGTGCAAATCAATTAGATTACCATTAACATCAGCAAGAGTCTTCATCATTGTTGACAGCACTTCAAATGCTCGAGGATGTTCGGTAGCTGTAGCAACCCCAATCATTTCATCCATTGCTTGAGATCCTTTAGCTAGGATATCGTGATAGACTTGTCTTGCATATTCAAAATCATTATCAGCAGAATCGGTCATTTTTTAGGCACTATCAATTAAGGTTGTTATTGTCGTTGTAAATCCATAGTCACTATCCAGACTGACATTGATAGGATCTGGAGCGACTCTGATACGCTCTGTGAGAACATCCGAATCATTCATTCCAATATTCATCAATCCAAGATTAATATCAGCTTGACGAATAATCTCACCAGTATTAACAGGACCATAGAAATTAATTTTCATTTCAAAATCAAGAGAATAGATGATAGAACGACGAGCTTCTAGTGCTCCTTCGTAATCGTCTGAGAATGTCACGCTTTGTAAAATAATAGGAACATCATCAACGATTGTATCGTATCCAATAATAGGCTTTATCGTTAGGGTGTATTGAGGATTAAAATAAGGAATAATCTGCTCCACAACTTGTAAAGCATCGTCTTGAGTTTTAGCATATATGTTTAGCTGAAAGTTAATGATATATGGTGTAGGAGAATAAAATTTAGTCTTTAGGTTGTTTGTTGTAGAGACACTATACTTATTGACCTTTGATAGTTGGCGCGTAGCGTCATAGTTTAATGATATGATTTCAAACGACATTCTTGGTAACTTAATAGCCACCTTAGAATCTGTATCCAAATTGGGATTTTCTAGCAATCTTTCTAAATATTTACGTTTTGGGGCATACGATAAAGGAACTTTAACCGTGCTAATAACACTATCATTAGCGTCTGTGCGTACAATATGGATGTTGCTGAACAGAGATCCAAATACTGAAACAGTTCTTCTAATTCGTCTGTGATAAAAATATGTACCAAACATTATGGAGCCTCCAAATCACCAAACGGATTTACTTCAGAAAAATCAACAAAGAAACCATTCAAAAGCTCAAAATCTTTGTTTTGGCTTCCATCATCATTTAGCGTTTCATCAACAGATGTAACAGTTCTAACCAAATTATTTCCATCACTATCAACAGATGTGACTGTTAATGTTGTAAACGTATGGAAATTGCCATCACTTGCACCAACATGAGCGATTGATATTATATTGTCCGAATCGTTATAATCAACGATTTCGCCCGATATAGTAACACCACCAGACAATGTCTGTGAAAGTGTATTACCAATTATAAATCCTTTAGCGCTTGAGTCTTGCAGTGTTAGCTTAACGTTGTAGCCAATTTGCTCAATTGCGTCAATTGTTTCGATATTGGTATCCAGATCTTCATCATTGTACTCAAACTTCTCACAACGCAATTTGTATGTTGGTAAGTTACTCAGCTGATAGAACGGTTGTTCATGCTCAACATGCATAATCTCAAACAGTGTATTGCTGAGTGTTAAGTAGATCAGATCACCTTCACGAGGTCGAACTGAATTGATCTCGTTGTCATATCTCTTAACAGTTTGATTCCAACGACGACGAGCCACAATGAACGTTGCTTGGTCTCGAAGCTCAACACCAAACTTGGTCATTAAATCACCTTCACCATCAAACCCATCGACGTTCTCAATATACATTTCAATCTTGTATGCTGAGTTAAATCTTGATGAAACATCATCACTAAAAATAACGTTTTTGTCGATAATGTCACGAGGAAGATAGTATACGTCTTGGCCGTACATCTTTAACGACTCAATGACAATGTCCTCGAATAGATTCTGTTCAGATTTAACTTTTTGGCTAAAGTATATGTTAGTTGCCATATTATCCTACGTAGAAATCGATTGGCATTTCGTGGACAGAACGCATATCAGCTAGAATCTGTTGAATATCATTTGTAGCATCTTCGTAGAACTGACGACCGTTTAGTGTAACACCGCCTGGCAACTGCATTCCCTCAAACTTCATAAGGTTCATACCCCACTGCTGTTTAATCAAAGCAGTTGTGTAGTCCTTCATAAACGTATCATTCCATACAGAGCTATAGGTGGTGGGATTAACTTTTGCCATTACCTCAGCAACAACATAGTCACCAGTTTTGATATCGCCGTCGTTAAAATCACCGTCAATGTACAGTCTATTTTGTCGCCGCGAGAAGCGGATCTGTGGCGTTCCGTTCAATTGCATATCAATCAGTGAAACGTATTGGTTGATCTGTTCGTGATAAGCAAGGTCACCAATGTAGTTGTACATGCTTGTGATATCGTTTAGCATCAACTGATACTTAATGTCAAACATGCCGCGCGATGTTCCTAGCCCAGAGCTGATTGGGAACATCTTTGTTACGTAAATGATGTTAGGGTCTAGATTAATGAAACCGCTGTTAACATTAGAGTCGGTGACCTGATGCTGCAAATATGTTCTTAGTGTACCTTCAGAATGATAATCGTGATATGTTGACAAAGCATCATCGACCTTATCTTCAATTTGATCTGGATCAACGTTAATATCAATCACTGGCGCTCCTAAGCGGCGCAAGCAGTAATCAATAAGGCCTTGTCTTGATGATGGTATCGCCATGTTATTTTCCTACACTGTTTACAATATTTATAGTTATGAACCAGGACTGTAAATTGTCTTGAGTGCTGTTCCTGCTGAGTTGTAAATAATCAAAGATGTCGCTGTATTAAAGTCAGCAGACACAATTGATCCAGCTGTAATAGTAGAGCTAATAGAAATGTTCGCCCCACCATTAAAGCTAGTGGCTGTTCCAGTCACATCACCACTTATTGCAATTGTTCTAGCCGTTTGAAGTGTTGTTGCGGTAGAAGCGTTACCTGTAAGTGCAGCAGTAATTGTGCCAGCTGTAAAGTTGCCACTCGCGTCACGAGCAACGATTGCACTAGCTGTGTTTGCATTTGTGGCAGTTGTTGCTGAGTTTGATACTTTACCCGCAGTTGATATTGTCGCTAGCTTACTGTCTGGGATACTTGCTTGTAGTTTAGCTGATGATACCGACAAGGCTCCTAAAGCTGCAGAATCAACTGCACCCGCATTTATTGCAGCACTCAGTGCAACATTTCCCGATCCATTGAATGATACTGCTGTTGCTGTTATATCACCTGTTATTGAAAAGTCTCTAGCTGTTTGAAGTGTCGTGGCAGTGGTTGCGTTTCCGCTTAATGCAGCAGTAATAGTTCCTGCAGCAAAGTTACCACTTGCATCACGCGTCACCAACTTGCTACCCGTATTCGTTGATGTAGCATCTGCAGAATCATATAACTTGAGCCAACTTGACCATGTGGTGGCATTAGTTGAATTTCTAATATAGATGTTACCGTTTTGGGTTAAACCAAGTTGATGGTCTACACCACCAGATGAATCTGACCAATGTTGTAAATCTAAGACGCCATGGTATGTGCCACCATCCGCAAGCCCATCAGTTGTGTTTGTCTTTAGGTGTAAAGTAACACCTGGGTAAGTGTATGGGTTATGATTTACCGCTCTTGTATCTTTGTAAACTATACGTTCTGGAACAATAGCTGCGCCACCGTTGAATGAAACGTCACCAATGGTTCTAGCCGTTTGAAGTGTTGTTGCAGTGGTTGCATTTCCACTTAGTGCAGCAGTAATTGTACCAGCACTAAAGTTGCCGCTTACATCCCGCGCAACAATAGCAGATCCTGTGTTTGCATTTGTTGCAGTGGTTGCACTATTTTGAACTTTGCCCGCAGTAGAAATTGTTGCTAGCTTTGTATCTTCAATGGCAGCGGTTGCACTGATGTCAGCGTTAACAATTACGCCTGTAGCAATGTTGGTTGTTAAAGTAACGTTGCCAGTACCATCAAAGTTTTGTGCAGAAGCTGTTACATCACCAGCAATAGTGAATGTTCTAACATTTGCTAATTGTGTTGCACTTGTAGCTGTAGTGGCGTTACCGCTCAGCGCGCCATAGAACGTATTAGCTTGGACGTTAGACAGCGTAAAGCCATTAGAGTCAGATATTGTTACAATTGAACTGTCTAGGGTTTGGTTTAGACCTTCAAAAAACTTCCATCTAGAATCATTAACATCTCTGTATACACCAGCATACCGAATACCACCAGCACCTGCTGGGTTGTAGTTACCAACAAAACCAAGATCTAAATTCAACGATGTTGGATGAGATGTCCAAAGATCACTATCGGAGTGTCCGGTTGCGTTGGTAAACTGGATTGAAATATTGTTACGGAGAGGTGCAGTCAATCCATTGGTGGATAAGTTCCAAGTGGTCTTGCCACTACTAGCAGAATCAAATGGAACACCGTATTGACCTTCAACGATGGTTGGCGTGCTGCTAATTCCAAATCTGATAATATCGCCAGTGGAATCGGTTGACACCATGTCAATAAAATAGTACAGGTCGGAGTCACCACGGTATGATCCAATAAACACCGCATCATTCAGGCCGCTAGGACTGTCATTAACATACGATGTTGCTAATGTGTTACCTTCAAGCAATTTAAGGAAGTTAGAGCTAACTTGAATCTGTTGTAGCGATGTGCTGGTTGTTGTACCAACAACATTGAGGTTACCACCAACAGTAAGATCACCATCAACACGAGCATCGCCAGTTGATCTTATTTGCTCTAGCGTGTGGTCTTTAACATTAACGTATATTGATCCTGCTGTAGAATCAATTGATAGAGCTATACCTAAATCTACAGGATAGTTTGGATATGCTGGTGCAGCTAATTGGAACCCACCTGCAGGAGCAAGGTGGAACCTTTGACCACTTACTAGCCCAATAGTGTTAACGTCAGCAATCCAACCGCGAGTAATAACATATCCGTGCTGGCCGTTTTGAATATTATGGCTAGTGATACCAATAACTTCAAACTGACCATCAGTTGCAGCATTTGCTGGATATATTAATGGGTGGTGCCCATGAATCGGATCACCAGAAATGTGCACACCACTTGTGTAAACTGGTGTGCCTTTTGGGATCATGGATCCAGATGAGTTTCTACCTCTAACAAATTCGCGCTCACCAACAAACTGAATATAGTCGGAATCAGCAGTATGGAAAGCATATGTTTTTCCATCTTGATCGTACCACATTTTTGATTCGTACCAAGCTGGTCGAGCCATATGATCAATTGGAGTCATTATAAGTGATGAATCAATTGACAAGGTTGATGTATGAGTCAACCCAGCAACAACCAAATCATCTTGAATTTTCAAATATTCATAATGTTCGCTGAATGGATTTACTAAAATTGATCCAGTGTTTGAATCAGCTCTAACGATTGTACCAATATGGAAGGGATATCCACTTTGTACTGTAACTGGAGTTGTTGTATACTTACCAGCAGAATCTTTTGACAGGTAAACAGCCGAACCCGTAGTCATTCCACCAGTGTTGATATTTTTTACAAGACCAAGTACTGTAACATAACCATGAGAGTTATCGACCATAGTTGTTGTTGCAAGACCAACAGCACGAGCAGTTGCAGCATTGTCAGCTTTTGCCTTAGTAATAGATGGATGTTCACCATGAGCTGTTCCAGAGATGTATACAGCAGTGCCACTTACAACTGTCTCACCAGTTAAGTTGTGAACGTATATTAGACTTTGCTGGCCAACGTTGATTGTAGTGTCAATGTTGCCTTCATTTGTAGTAGGAATAAATGAAAGTCCACTTTGAGGATTCGAATCCCAGTACAAGGTTCCTGCAGCGCCAGATGGTCTAGTATCCTTGCGTTCAAGATATACAGCATCTACAACTGCAGAGTCCACAGTAACCTTGCCAAACGTAACATCACTTGTTGTAGAAACATCTTGTCCAATAGCGACCTGACCACTGGTGATGGTAACGCCCGTGCCAGCTGAGAAATGAGCACGTACTTCTGTTGCAGATGGACCTGTGTATGTAATAACGCCAGTTGAAGAAGAGTATGATAAACTACCATCACCGCCAGCATCCGTAACACTAATTGCTCTTTTAGCATCAGAGTCAGCACGTGCTGTGGTGTAGTATTTGTTTGTGCCTTCGCTTAAATTTGTCGTCGACTTGGAACCAAAGTCTGAATCAAATCGTACTCTAGTGTAGTATTTGTTTGTACCTTCGCTTAAGTTGGTGGTTGACTTAGAGCCAAAGTCTGAATCGAATCGTACTCTTGTATAATACTTGTTTGAACCTTCGGTCAAATTGGTTGTAGATTTGGTCCCAAAGTCTGAATCGAATCGTACTCTAGTATAATACTTATTTGTACCTTCGCTTAAATTCGTTGTAGACTTTAACGCAAACATCCCATTGAAGCTACTTGAGTCAAAACCATATATGTTAATAAGGTTGACAGCTTCTGCCGAATCCAAAAATAGCGAACGATTTAAGCGAGCGTTAACATATGCTGAGTCGACAAGATGTATAGCTTCTGCCGAATCCAAGAACAACGATCGATTCAAACGAGCATTAACATATGCAGAATCGATTAAATGAATCGCCTCAGCAGAGTCCAAGAAATCGTATGTTAGTTGACGAGCTTGAACATATGCAGAATCAACTAAATCAATAACTTGAGCTTCTGTTAGTCCTGAAGCACCACCAGTTAGTAGGTTGGTGCCTACACCATCTGCAGTTGATGGCAAATCAATATATGCGCCTTTAGCATTGCCGCCTTGCACAAAAAATCTTAGACGGTTTTGCCAAACGTCAATTGTTACCCCACCAGCAATGGTTGCGTTTGGTGGCTTGGCAAGATTAATCTGACCACCCTCATCAGCGCTAGCTAAGGTGGAAGTAAGTTCAAGTCCGGACACATTACCAGTTGAAGTAATTGTCCCAGTGATATTAATGTTACCACTATCAACAATGTTGTATGTGTTTAAACTTAGATTATTTCTTAACTCTTTAAAATGGCTTGCAACGTATGCAGAATCAATTAAACGAGTAGTATTTGCCGAATCAAGATAATGTAGCTGTAAGAATTGAATATAGTTGGAATCCACAATATCTGTAATATCAGATTCTGATCTAACACGAGTATAATATAGGTTTGTTGATCCTTCGCCTAAACTATCTGTTGATCTATTAGCAAATTCTTGACTAAATATCGACCTCGTAATACCATCTTGAGCATCTGAATCGATCGTGTGACTTCTTACATTATTAAAAGATGACTTCCAATAAAGTTTTCCATCTTCATAGTTTATTGCTAACTCACCATAGTCCAACTGGGAAGAGTCTGGCACCCTGCCAGCAATGGAAGATCGCTTTAGTTTAACTGTTGGATACTGCGCCATTTTATTTTCCTTAATAAAGGATTAGAATAAGTGTAATAACACTAATTATTTTATTTTAGTATGTTCCACCATCGATGGTGGTAATTGTGACAAATCCACTTGATACAGTAAACTGAGCAGAATCAAAGTTTGCTACACCAGGGTTAGTGTATGTTGCCAACTCTGCAGCCACAGTTAAAGTATTAGATGCATCAACATATGTGAGATCAATACCTTCACCAGCAAGCAAGAAATTGGTAACAAGATGATCTTCAATTACTTCGCGTAGACCAATGCCGTTTAACAAAACAGCGCTGTCTAGTGAAGCAAACCCAATATCGAGTGGTTTATTGAAATCCCAACGATCTGTTGAACCATCGTAAAGAATTGTTGCTTTAGTACCGGAATATAGACCACCACCAATTGTAAGACCTGCACCATCAGCAGCGGCAGCATTAGCTGCGCTATCGGCTAGAACAATGTTCTTGTCGTTGACTGAAACGGTTGTTGAATTGATTGTAGTTGTTGTACCTTGAACAGTCAAGTTACCGCGAACAACAAGCTCACCACCAAAGCCACCTGCAGAATCGCCAATTGGATTTGGATCGATATACAATGTTCCAGTTGTTCTAGAACTAATTACGTTTGAAGTAATACGAACATCACCAACTTCAATTGAGCTTAATCCAGCAAGGCTCGAGTCGGTTGTACCAAGATCAAGACGTGTTGTACCAACATAGATTGGGTTAGCAGCAACATCACCAGATGTGACCGTAAACGCTGTAGAGTTAAAGCTAGCAATACCTTTGTTTGAGGAGGTTGCATCTTCGCCAGAAATTGTAATAGTTTGGCCTGATGCTGTGGCATCAATACCTTCACCGCCAGCAATGGTAAGTGTTTGACTAATTAGGTCAACAGATCCAGATGTGGCATCACCGGCGATGTTTAGAGTTGTTGCAATTGATGCTGTGCCGGCAGAATCAATGTGGCCGTTTTTGTTAATCTTTAAGACAGGAATAGCTGTTCCAGATCCATATGTTCCAGCAGTAACGCTAGATGTTCTGTGAGTGATCGTTATTCTGTTAGAAGAAGCGGTGGTCAGAATATCTGAATCACCCGCAATGGTTAACGTATCTGCACTCGTGATTGCATCTGGGGTTCCAGCGTCACCAGCAACTGTAAACAGAGTTACAGCACCGCCTGTGAATCTAGTATCGACGTAATTCTTTGTAGCAGCATCTTGTGCATCTGATGGATCTGTAACGCTTGTAATTCTTGACGTACTAACATCAACTGTACCAGATCCATTTGGATCAAGAATAACGTTGCCATTTGTGTTTGTAGATGAAATCGTATTGCCATTGAGGTCAAGATTGTCGACCTTCAAGTTGTCAATTTTGCTACTAGCATCTACAATGATGGCACTTGAAGCGGTTAGCGTACCAGCGGTATGATCAAGTAAGTTGGCAAAATAGGCACCACCAATTACTTCAACGGTAGTGGCGTTACCTGAACCGTCATCACCTTTACCAAAGAATAGGCGATCACCACCATTTGCACTTGTACCAACACCTGCTGAATAAGCTAGTTCACCTGTTTTTAGTGACCCTGGCGCAGACTGGCCTGTAGATCTTTTGATTCTAATTATAGCGGCCATTAGTAACTGCCTCCGTTAATGTTTTGCTCTTGTAAGTCCTTGCTAGCCATCCATTTTGATGTCGCAGTACTATAAATTAATAAACTTCCCTCTGTGGCACCAGTTGTATCGACACCACTAATAGTATTAATGTTGAATCCACCAGATGTAACTCTTTTTACAGGAGTTCCAACAACAACCTTTTTAACTTGAGTTGTTGAACCAACAACTACTACCTTTTTAGCTGTAATTCCAGTACCAACTGTAATAGCCATTAAATTACCTAGTCACAGATGGAGTTACTAAAATTTTACCTTCTAACACACGCTCAACAATTGTGGCTGTATCGCTGTCAACGAAAGATATTTCAACATCATAAACATATTGCCCAGCTTTTAGGGTGCTAGTCTGAGTATTGGTTAACGAAATTGTTGCAATGCCACCAGATGCAGGTGCTGCAACAATGCAATTGAAGGCTAGTGTGTCAGCACTATCACTATTGTACGTACGCTTCATTTTTGCAGCGACAGCATGATTAGTTAGGTTTTTTGCAGATCCATCTTTGTTAATAAGATGGATCTCAACCGCAACATCAGCACCCTGATCAATTGTTATGTCTTCATATTGGGCCATGCATTTCTCACCATTGACGTAATTCTTTATGGTATTTATAAGAAAAAGTCTTAGAGGGTTTTATAAGATTCGTAATAATCCCACTCGTGGGGTTTGTTCATTGCATGGGTAAAATGAACAATCTTTATGTCCGGATGAAACTCACCACCTAGAAACAGGTAGTCGTTACCAGTTTTTTCTTTGTATGTTTTACTTAATTCAAATTGCCAGTAGTCGTAATTAGCATGCGTAATTGAGTTTATTGTAGCAAACCGTGTAAACCAACTAGCTGGGAATGTAATAACTTCTAGCTGTTCTTTAACTGAGTCATATACAAAGTGCTGCTCACCATTAACGGGGCCTCGAGCGATCCCATTGGCAATGTAATAGTTCTGCCAATACTTTGGATCTTGCATGAACTTATCAAAGATGTATTTAACATCGTTTGGATAGTATTTAAAGAAACCACCATTGATAGGATAATCAGGATTAGCGCTGACCCAATCATTAATGGTTAGAAACTGACCTCTGGATATTGGATAATCAAAAACCTGTTTGTAATCATTGATAAGAAGTAAATCTATATCAATTACACAAACAGGCTCGTCAATATCCATTGACATTGGTAACATTTTATTCCATTGTAGAGCTACATCATCTCTAAATGGTTCTCTTATCCAAACCACTTCATAATCTTGCAACTTGGTGTTAATGTACTTTTCATACTCAACACCGTACTTGTCACCAATTCTAACACAAAATACTTTCATTCAAAGAATATCTGAAACTTTTTATTAATGATATGGTATATTTTAGCTGCTGGATCATGTGGAATTTTATCCACAACATGGTGCCACATATCTCCTAGCAGTGTCGATTGAACATTATTGCTGATTAGTTTGTAGCTAAAAATAGTCTCATTATCATAGTTAAAAACCCTTTGAATATTTTTAGGATACATTGATGGAGTTTGATTCTTTAGATGTGTCATTAGATCAATTGTTGCTTGGAACCCACCAAAGTAATCTAACTTCTTAATGATCTCGCTTGAAGCAATCATTATACCTGTATTGTAAACGTGCTGATCAGGTTCAAAACCTTCTTCCCACAACATTGCATGAGCATTCCAATACTTTGTTGCGGGGTTGCGAATGCATGTGTTATAGTATTTTGCATTGACTGTTTTACCCCATTCTGCTTCTTTATTCGAATCTGGAACAGCAAACGTATTAGCTATATCAAATGCGTTAAAGATATTCTCATCTGTGTTAGGAATAATATCTAAATCAAAGTAACAGATTTCATCATACTGCTCTGCAAGTAATAACATTAAGTGGTGTTTGTAAAAGCATATAATATCGTAGTGAGAAATCTGGGGATAGTTTTGCTTAAAATGCTCGACAAAGTCTGTATAAGTCTGATCCCATTGATAAACTCTATACTCAACACCTAACTTGTTAGCATATTGATGTTGTCGTTCAATTAGCTGATCTTTATACTTTGTTAACTGGTCTTTAGTCTTCTTACTCTTATCAGTTACGTGTTGAACACCATCAGCTGAATAAGGTGCAGGGTTATCCAGCTCTTCGTCTGGGATGTTAATAAAGATTGTGAAGATTATTCTTTTCATCTGACTATAACCATATAACGAGTGAAGTCCCCAAGATTCAAAGCTCCCTTATATGCCCAATACGTATCGCTTGGCATTACTTTGCTGACAAACTCTACAAAATCTTCAAGGCTTTCACTACAGTTGACGTGCGAGGCAAGATCTTTATAGTTGTTTGTTTGCAACACCAACCAAGCGTTTTCGGGCTTACCGCTAATAAAGAACGCAAGATCATCTTTATCGATATGCTCACAGCTAGTGCAGATAATCGCTGTACAGTCATCAAACGTCTGGTCTGTTTTTACAACATCCATTGTTTTGAATTGAATGTCTTGATCAGGAAACAACTTATAACCAAATTGTTCACACTTTGGATCCATATCAGCCGATGTAATATTGAAAGATTTGTCTGGATATCTCTTACGCAGCAAGAAACTTAAAAGTCCGTACCAGCCACCAGCAACAAACACCTTACCAGATTCAAAACCGTATACTTGGCTAAACACGTCAACCAGCCACTGCTTGCTTTTCCAATGGTTGATGTCTACGCTGTGGACAATGTCCTTAATCCTGTAGACGTCAGGATCACCGTACATAGACTCATCATAGATCTCTTCAATTAGCTTGAGTGATCTGTACAGTATCAATTGATCCAAAATCAAGTTCCTCAAAAGTTATCACAGGAGCCACCTTATCGTGACTTTCATACTTATACGACATTATGTAATCGTGTGGGAAGTAAGCAAACAGATCTTTATCGAAAGGTTCATGTGCTAAAAATCTATCAATACCAACATATTTTCTTAGGTAATAGTCTTTGTAACCACTGTTAAAATGGTTCCAGATATTGTGAATTTTAGGATTGTCTGAGTGCCAAGCTAGTATAGATGAATTAACTGTTACATCTAGATTAGTTAATCTAACAATATCTTTTGATTTCCAATGGCAATCAATCATTGTTAGCTTGTCCCAATCAATATTATCTAATACGGTAAATGGGTCACCTTGAATAACGGTGTCTAAATCAAAGTATAGATTTTTACCCTTGGCTGGAAAAGCCTCACTAAACATAGCTAGCTTATTCCACCATTTGGGTAGTGTTGGTTTCATTGGCTTTACAACGGTAAATTCTAAACCGTATAGCCCCAGATCCTTAATACCATTGTCGGTGTAAACATAATATTTGAAGCCTCTATCATATTTCTTCAAACCATCGTATAGTCGATTGACATCCCAAGGTGTATACTTGGTGCCAAAATTCACAAAGATAATATTCATTTAACCTCTTGTAACAACGAATCCAATACGCCAAACAGTTCCATTAGAGATTTTGCAGTTCTAATCTTTTGTTTAACTGCTCTATCTTTTAAGTCTTTAATCTTTGGTAACTCAAATGCAGCTAGCTTTGATTTAAACAATAGCTCTTCATCGAGATTATTATCTAGTACAGATTGAAAAATCGTTGTGGTAATAGCTGGCCCAGTGTTTATCATTTCAGCATAGCGCTGTTCATATGCAGCAGCAATCTGCTCTCTGGTCATTTCAGTTTCACTATTAATGATTTCGTAATAGCGGTCAACCTGCTCTTTTACTTTTGCGTCAATCTGCTGGTGAATTTGAGCTTGGCGAGCTTTAAGCAGCGCGTCGATACTTTCATGCGTTTCTCGTTGGATTCTTTCAAACGACCAACCAGCTTCTTTGAGCGCTACTAGATTTTCATTCTGAGGGTCGGTAGCAGGAACCCAAATGCTAATATACTCAGGTGTCTCACCATCTTGCTTGTGGTTAAACACAATCTCGATTGTATCATTAGCGTTATTGGTGAAAACAGCTTTTAGAATTTGTTTGTTGGAAAAGATCGCCATAATAAATCCTTATGCTCTAGTGCAATTTAAGTAATATGTATTAATTGTTGATAAAGTACCGTTTGGAAATTCTTGAGCATAGTAGTTATCAAGTACTTGAGTTGTTGTGTAGGTTCCTGTAACGCTTGTATAGTCTGTGTTAACCATACCCGAACCTCTTCCACCTGTAGAGGATGTGGAAATGTTGTACTCAATCTTAGCGCCGACTACGTTTGCTGCATAATATCTAACAAGGTTTTGTAGTATAGTTTGGAATGCTGCCGTTGTATATTGCTGCAAGTTACCATCTGCTGACCGTGCATATATTGGTGTTGGAATTGTTCCAACTGTTGCCTCATCAATCACAAACAGATAGTAGTTAGTTACAGTAACTGGCTGGTCTTGAGTTTCAGGAGGAGTTGTGTATAGTGTTAGATCTGGACGTGTATCAGTAAATATCGGAGATGCGCTAACCAATGTTGCACCCGCCAAAGTGTTTGCAGTGTGCACATAATATGTACCAGCTTGTGATGTACTAAAGCTGTTTGTTGTCAGTGTGGTGATCACATCATTAACAAACGTATCGTACATATCAGTTAGCGTCATAGCTTGGATATGGTTTGATGCGTTCAAGTATACAGGAAATGCCACATTGTTTGTATCTGCTGGTGCGGATAATGTGGTAAATGTTTCCACCACACTTTGATACGTAACGGTAAGCTGGTTTGGTTCGGCAGTAAGAGTTTCAGCTGGGAATGCTACGGTATCAACAAGTGCTGCACCAGCTTGATAGCGAGTATCAGACATTGCTGGTAGGTTACCCAACCCTGCAGAATATGTCAATGCAACAGATGGACTCAAAGCATACTGGCGAATCATCTCAAGTTTGATGTTCGCAATATCTGTTGAGCTCATCTCAATAAGATTATTAGACCCATCTAGTTTTAGGGGTGTTCTAACTGCCATTTATTACGAACCTGCACCATACATTGTCTTTAGAGCTGAACCTGCCGAGTTATATATGACCAATGTAACTGCCGATGCAAGTTTTGCAGAAGTAATGACAGCGGACTTCAATGACGCAGAGTCAACAGATCCTGGTCCAAGTTTTGCAGAAGTCACAGCATCATTTTGAAGTTTACCTGTTGATATCGACAAAGCAAGAATGTTTGATGAGTCAACCGCATCTGTTGCAATCGATGTGGATAGTGCAACAGCGCCAGAACCATTAAAGCTAATCGCCGTGGCTGTAACGTCACCTGTTAGCGAGAAGTTTCGACCTGTTGCTAGAGTTGTTGCCGTTCCAGCGTTACCATCAATTGAACCACTAATCGTGCTGCTAAATGTTTTAGCACCAGCAATCGTCTGAGCACCCGTTGTGATAATACCAGAAGCTGTTGCACTAGCAGATGGAATTGCGCCAAACGAAACCGCTGTTAGGTTATTACCTGTTAGAGATCCTGTAGGACCTGCAGTTGTCCCACCAGTCCAAGCGTAAGTTGTTGGATACTTAGATGTTGCACTATCAATATATTCATCAAATGTTGGAATGTTGTGGTAGTTGGTTCCATCGTTTGTAAAGCCCCAACGATTGGTAGCTTCATTCCAACGAATCAGTACGTTAGCAGAATCCCCACGCTCAATTTCAATACCAGCGTTCTCGCTTGGGGTGCCAGTAGCATTGTTATTCAATACAATAATATTATCGTTTAGAGTAATAGTTTCTGTATTGATACTCGTTGTTGTACCGGATACAGTCAAGTTGCCACTTACAATAACGTCATTAAACGTCACGTTGGATGTTGTTCCAACAGCCTGACCAATCGCAACTGTTGGGGTTGCAGTCTCACCAGTGTTGTTGGTGAGTGTAATACCAGTTCCTGCAACTAATGACGCAACATAGTTACCAGTTGTTTGAGTTCCGAGTGTAACCGCATTGTTTTGAATTTTAGCAGATGATATAGAGAGACTTCTAATACGAGACGAGTCAATATCATCATAAGCCTCGTTAATTGCTGATACTAGATCAGTTTTAACTGTAGTTTTAAGAGTTGATAGTGAACCAATTGCACCAAACGCACTATCTAAAATAGCGGTTGCACTACTATCGAGGGCATCTACACGAATTTTTAGTTCGTTAATTGCGTTAACAAAATTATCTTTAGTTACAGTTGTGAGAGTAGAAAGCACACCGTGTTCACCATCAAGTTCGTTAATAGCTGCAACAAGTGAAGATTTATTTGTAGTTGTTAGACTTAATCTTGATCCAACATCAGAATCGACTTCATTGACTGCTGCAACAAGTGTCGATTTGTTGGATGTTGTTAGACTTGAACGGTTACCAATATCAGAATCAAGTTCGTTAATAGCTGCAACTAAGTTTGTTTTAATTGCTGTTGTTAAACTTGATCGAGTGCCGATATCCGAGTCGTGTTCTTTGATAGCACCACTGACAGTTGAGGCTGTTGTTCCCATTGCACCAGAGGTGATTGTACCAAGCTCAGCATCATGCTCATTAATCGCAAGAACCAAGCTGACCTTGTTAGCAGTTGTCAGTGACGATCTTGCACCCATATCGCTATCAAGTTCGTTAACAGCCGCTACGAGAGTAGACTTATTCGCTGTTGTTAGACTTGAACGATTGCCAACGTCGCTGTCGAGTTCATTAACTGCTGCAACAAGTGTTGATGTATTCGCTGTCGTTAGACTTGAACGATTGCCAATGTCACTATCAAGCTCGTTGATAGCTGCCACGAGACTTGTCTTAATTGTGGTAGTTAAGCTAGAGCGTGTTCCGATATCTGAATCGTGCTCTTTGATAGCACCACTTACTGTTGAAGCGGTCGTACCCATTGCGCCTGATGTAATTGAACCAAGTTCAGCGTCATGCTCATTGATAGCTGCAACAAGACTAATCTTACTCGATGTAGTTAGCGATGCACGTGCACCAACATCGCTGTCAAGCTCGTTTACAGCGCCTAGAATCGTTTTAGAAGCGGTTGTAAGGGAAGTCCTAGCTCTGCCCCCGCCAGATCCAAATAGATCAGAATCCAGCTCGTTAATCGCCGCTACCAACGTGGCTTTGCTGGTCGCAGTAAGCGATGTACGCACGCCAACATCAGAATCTAGTGAATTCTGCGAATTCTTCCAGGCAGTTAGTGTTGTAGACGGTCCGATTACTACTCTTGTCATCTCAGCTCTTTTCTATCAGTTTTAGGAGCAAGGATTTTAATTCAGATACTTCATGCTTTAGATCTTGCAGCTCTTGTTCTTGACGCTTCTTAGCTTGTTTAGCCAGCCGCGCTTTTTCAAATTCTGTAGTATTTATATTGATTATAGCACCAGAGTTTCTATCTCGAACAAGGCTAGGTTGACCGTCAACCTTAATATAGTTATCCATTATACACCCAATGCGATGGTTCTCAAATCCTTAATTCTAGGAATAACAGATGATGAGACAGACGTCATAACAATCTTGATTTGGTATTTTGTGAATGGTTGCATTGTTCCAATATACTCACCACCAACAGTGTATCTGTACTCTCTATACTTGGTTGGATTTTGGTCAGTTGGCATTGGAACGTCAATTGATTCTTCGATCCAAGGAATATTTTTAATATTTCTATCAGCGCCCGCTTCAACAACTCTGTAGTATACTTTGAAGTCTGTTCCATTTGGTCTGTTTGCAGCAAAGATAATCTTAATACCGACAGCAGGTTCTGCCAATGTGATTGGAATTGTAATGTGTTTAGCTAGTGCCGATCCTGCAGCACGATCCGTTTCAGCAACAAACTGTAAGGGCACATTAAATCCACTTGTTGCAGCTGAATCTGGATTGTCAATAAGATTGTTAATAGCTAGCAAGTTAGCGCGCTGCAAATCAATTGCAGGAGCGATAAAGTCATTTGTAGCTACTCTATTCATAGTGCCAGTAATAGTTGTAGAAGTTCCACCACCGATACTAAGATCTTCATTTGAATCATTCATAATAACATGAGGTTGAGTAAAATATAGATCTTTTTGGTTCTCAATAGCTATAATATCTCCAGAAGCATATGCAGTCTCTGTTATGCTAGCAAACGATTTGGATGTCGTGAACTCACCACTATATGTTATAGTAGTTGTTGGAGGAATAGCGTGTTGGATTTGTAATTGACCCACATCTATTAAATATTGCTGTGTAGCTAAAATACTACTACCACCAAAGTCACCTTTACTGGTTGAACTCGAATCGGCAGTGATGCTATATCCATAACCATCAACAGCAGTAATGATATTTCTACCAGTGATACTTGATCCCAATATACCATTGTATCGAGTTGCTGCAGTTAATCCTGTAATGTAAACGCGATCGTTTACTTGAAAACCGTGGTTGGGATGAGAAACAATAATTGAATTTGATCCAGAGTCAACATAAAAAGGATCTGCTACTAATTTCTTACGTGGGGTATTAGCATCAACAAAAACAGCAGAGGCTGTTGTAGGAATAAAAGCTGCACGATACAGGTTATATTTTAGATTTTGCTCTTGATTCTCAGTCCACGTCACCGCATTTGAAGATTTAAAAAATACACCTGGATCTAGATCACCCGTAAATCTAGCTACTGTTGATCCAAATAAAAACTCGCCAAGTTTAGCTGTTGCGACACTATATCCGTTTGCACCTGATGCGTAGCTTTTTATAATAATAGCATACCAAGTTTTAGGGGCAAGATATATTGGCTCATCAAATTCAAACAACGTCTCTGCTGAACCATTTGTGGATACATTAACGCTGCCTGGAGCTTTTACAACGGTCGAATCTGGTAAAATAATTATAGGATCAGGAGCTCCCGCAAGCGTAGGTCTAATTTCTACCGACACAGGAAAGAGTGTAGATTTCTGAGTAAAAAATAATCCCAGTTGAGTAATATAGACCCCTTGATCATTATTAACGTGAAACGTTTGAGCAATTGGGTGATAATAACGTGAGGTATACGTTTGTGCCATTTATTTTTCTCAGCCTATATTAACTTGCAAGGTATTCATATTTATCATTAGTGACCGTTTCTTGCCGCTTGAGGTTTTGGATATGTCTGTACGACAACGCCATTACCACCGCTACCGCTGCTACTGCTGCTTGGAATACGTGTCTTGCTAATGACAATTGGGTCTAGCTGGTCTGTTTCTGTAACAACTTTTACCATCCGTGTACTGATAGTTTGATCTTGATATGTTGTTAACATACCAGATGATGTAAAATCCGCTTCCGCATAAGATATAGCTTTATCTAAATCTAGAACACTGATATCAATCAACGTTAACTTATTTGTTCCTGTTGGGAATTTTAAGTTGGCTGTGTTTGGAATTAAAAACACACCCTCAACAATCCCACTAGCATCTGAATAGATGTCTGTCGGACCGCCCAGGTTTGCTGGAAATTGGGTTTCTGCGTTATATATATTGCCCACTTCCAGATAAGGTGACGTTCTTGACAGACTTCCATAATTTGTAAATGATACGCTAGTGTTGATCCAGCTACTTACGTTTGTGTTATTGTAGAAAGCAAAAAATCTGGTATTGGGTCTTAGATTTGTAGCTTTAAAAAATACAAACTTGGCGCGCTGATATGGAATAGATTTTTTGGTAACAATTCTTGGACCAGGCACACTAACGGTATATATTGATGAAACGTCATTTGTATACTTAGTTCGATCTTTCACAGTATATCTGTAATTACCACTGGTGTAAGTACGTGTTTGAGTACTTGTTACGGTTCCACTATTTAAATCGTCACCAACTTTTAATGCAGCAAGTTCGGTGTCATCCCATCCAGACCAATCACCATTCCATCCAGCCCACGTTCTTGTTGATTTTACATCGAGGTCAAATCCACCATCAACAATTTTCTTGGGTAGTGTTTCTTCATCGAACCAAACATCAGAGGCTGGAGATAGTTTAATCTCACCAACCATTTTTGAAATTTCAAACGATGTTACATCTTCAGAATTAGTAAATGTTGGTTGTGATTTCCATGCAACACTTGAATACTGCATGTAAACAGTATCGCCCTTTAAGATTGTTCCTGAAGATGCTGCAGAATCATACACCAATTCAATAGAACGTTGAACGAATTCTGGTCTAAGTTCACGACGTTGGAAATCTATAGATGCAGCATATTCTGGATTATTAAAGTCAGAATATGCATGGCTGCTAAAATTGTCAGCAGTAAAACCAGCCTTTAGACGATCAACACCAGCTGAGTCAAGAATACGAGCGTTAGCAGTTTCAAGTTCCAATAGCGACAGAGTGGTCAGTTCTTCAAGACGATCTAAACGATCTTCTAGCTTACCGATTGCAGCCATATTGTAATGTCTGTAGCGCATATATTCACTAGTCATATCCAAATCATCAACCATATATGGGTTGAGTGCAAATCGATATAATATCAGACTATCTGGCGGGACATCTGGGTATTTAGGATTAACCACTGATGATGGTCCTGTTCCAACTGACATAGAACCATCAGGGTTTATAGCTATCAAGCCACGTTGAGCTCTGTAGTAGTAGGCATCAAAATTTACCAAGTCTGTGTTTTTTGGAAGTTCTACGCGAACGGCACCAGTTCCAGTAAAGTTTGTTCCAGCATCACTTATGCGTGGTCTAAAGTCTAGAACATCTCTTAAATTAATCACATCACCGTTAGCTTGGGTGTGTGATGGAATATTTTCATAAGCAACCTGACCAGTATACGAATTCGCAGCAAAGAAGTCACCGTTTGCACCATGACTAAAATAATCAAAATCAACATAGATGTTGCCGACAGGAGTAGCCTTATTATTCTTCAATAATAGCGAACCTAGATCATAGTAGTTATCATTCTGACCATCAATAAAAGTATAATAACTTGTAATGTCGGCACCAGACGATGAACCAAGTTTTACTGAGTTGATGCGATATACGTCAGCGCGATCAAGCGTAATATTTCCACTACCATCAGGAGTATATGTGTTAGTTCTGTTTAGCAGCGTTTTTGTCTTAACTGAACCAGCATTCTTTTGAACATATGCGGCGACAGTAACAGCACTCGAGAATGGTAATCCTGTCAACACAGCAGATGTGTATGGAGAACTAATTGTGATAGTAGGTGATTGCACAGTTCCACTGCTATCAACAACAGTGATCCACGAATTAGCATCGTCGAAGACTTCGCTTGTTCCAGCAGTTAGTGTTACAGATCCGGCACCGTTTGTTGTTCCAGTAAACAGACGTTGAGTTGTTAACACAATATCTGATAGTTGGCTTGGACGATAGCGTGGAAGATCAAAGAATAGATTGTTATTGGAAGCATCAATAATAGTTGCTACACCATCAACCAATATTAAATCTGCATATTTTACTGTACTTGTTCCAATTGATCTAACATCGCGGAAACTTTGTCCAGAATTCATAGTTACATCAAATAGGTAAAGGTTGTAGTTAGCTCCATTCTCTTCAATTGCTCTAACACGTGCAGTACCAATAGTCGACCCACCATACGTAACTGCACTTCGCAAGTTTACTGGTACAAGTGTGTTGAAGGTTGGAAGACCCTTCAACGTAGACGCAATTACATAATTGCCATAATTGGCGGCAGAAACTTGATTACGATACAGAGTTGTATCACGTGGTTTTGGAATTGTGAAATTTGTATTAGCTAAAGTTTGAACACGATATCCATTAACATATGCTAATCCAGGTCCTACCGAAATATCAAGTCTTTGATCACTGTCTTCATTAGTTTGTACTTTTATGATAAAAGGATTTACAACATAATTACCAGACTCTTCTGAAGTCCTTTTAGCCATAATATCGCCAATAGTATTCAGAATATCTGATGTACCACCATCAACGCTTTGAACAATATAACCACTATCAATTTTAACAACGTTAAAGAACACGGTGCCAGAATCAACTTCGCTTTCTTTAGCAATAGTCAATCTGATTCTATAACGGTCAGCGCCTGGAGCAGATAGATTAGGGTTTGGTCCAGAGTTATCATAAAGTGCTGAGTTATCAGAAGCTGTTACAATATCTTCTGTTACAATAAATCCAATATTTTCTGTTGGTGTGTTTGAATACTTTGAAACAACTATTGTTTGATTGTCTGCAAAAACATAATGTCCAGCAACATAATATGTGCCCGAAGCAATGCTAACGGTTGAACCTCTTCCGACACAAGGATTTACTGTTGTATTTGTTGATTGAACGCGTAATGTAACACCACTGGTTGCACCCGTTAGAGTTTCCCCAGCACGCAAACGTTGAGGAACAGTTGTATCAGCAGCGGTTTGGCTATTATTGTCAACATATGAAACGTAGATAGTCGCGGGATCTGCACCTTCTGCAACAACAACTTTATCGAGACGAACCTTGATACCAGATGTAGATCCAGTAAATATGTCGCCAATGATAGTCGCAGTATTGGTTGGTAAGTCGTATACAGCTGTGTTTAACTTAACATATTCAGCAGAGGTTGAAAGATGAATCTGACCTCCTGATATTGGAGATCCATCTTTAAATAGAAAGTCGCCAGATTTAGTAATCTGGTTTTGTAGAATAGTCTGCATTTGCGTAAGCTCACGAGCTTGCAATGACCGACCATTATTAAACAGGATACGGTGATAGTTATCGCTATCTTTCCAATCGTCGCGATAGGTAGTTAGGAAAGTGTTTTTAATAACAGGGGTTACCATGTCGTATCCTTATAACTGTACAATAATCTTAATGTCTTCAACCTGTCCAACAGTTCGCTGAACTGCAGAACGGTTCTCAATATATAGGACTTCACCACTGAATGGATTAATATCTGGCTCAAGGAATGCTTCTGTATCTGCATCTGCTCCTGCGCTTAGCAGCGTACCAGCACCAGCACCATCAGTTTCAGAAACAACTTCACCTTCAGTGAATTGAGTGAAGCCTGTGTCTTCTGTCTGGTGATACCAAACTTCATCAGAATCAAACTTGTCAACAAACGCCATTGCACCCGATGTAGCACCAAGTAGTGTGTGGTCAGCAGCAAACGGTGATGTGATTGCTGCAAATCGTAATCTACGCAACATATTGCCTGACGCGGAAGTAAATAATGCATCGCTATCTGGTAGTTCTGGGTTCTTTACAAGCGCAAGCTGGCGGAAGTCGTTGTTGACGACAAATGTGCCACCTTCATTTCCATCCGGCTTTGTGTTGAACATGATTGCAGTTGCGCGCAGATCATCACGCGGATCTGCCCCAAGGCCATTTTTAGGACCTAAAACGGCGCGGGCGATAGTTCCACTTCCACTACCACCGGTGAATTTAAGTTCAGCCCAAGTGTATCCAGAACCTTGAACAATAGTTCCATCACTTTCATCGAGTGTAATTTTTGTAACAGATCCGCCAGATACTGTAGCAGACGCACGAGCACCTGTACCATCACCAACAATTGATACGGTTGGAGCGGATACATATCCACTGCCAGCAGCGGTTAGTTGGATATCAACTATTTGACCAGCCACTGCTGCATTCTGAATATTCTCTTGTTCAATTTCAACAGCTAGTGAATTTGAGTCTGTTAGATCTTGCAAACGGACGGGCATATAGTTAGCAGCAAGGAATTTGTTAGCATAAGTTGTACCAATAGTATATAAAAACTTCCAAACGTATCCATCAGCTGTAATAAATGGAGTAGTTAATATGCCAGTTGGTTTTACTGTTGAAGGGATAGTTGCACCAGCAGTATTCTTTGCTTGACGTAGGCACATATAAACAGCATTATCATCAGTAATCACATAATATGTGTTTAGAGGATGCCCAGATGTATTGTCATCATAACCATAATATGTTGTACCAGTTGACCAGTTGAAACGAGGAACAACAAAGGAATAATCAGTCACTTGTTTAGCTGACTGAGCGCTCAATCTAAAGTTGCGAATTTCGCGGTCAGTTGGTGTCGGTGTAGGTGCGGTGTCAGCACTATCCCAATCCTGTGAACGACCAATTGCAATATAATAATTGTTTGCAGAATCTGCAATATCATCATACAGATTCTGGATCATAAGTTTCTTAATGCGCTCAGTAATGATTGCTGACATTGAATTGTCCTATTAGCTAATAAACATATAACGTGCTGACGAATCGAAGCTAGAATCTAGACCCATCAGGAACCAACCTGTTGATGCCCAAACAGCTTCGACAGCACCGAATTGCTTTAGTGTGAATTTTGTTTTGCCCGTATATGGAAAAGTCGATGGAGTAATACGAGCCTCACCAGCACCTCTATTGATAAACTTTTTAACATCGCCTTCTGTAATACCATTAGCTAGCGTAAACGCTTCCGCTGTTGCATGGTTAAACACTGTCGTAGGAGATGTTGTACTTACGGCAGTTCCTGCTGTTAATGTTTCAGATAGCAAATTAAAACGGCTGCGTACTTGAGTGGATCCAGTTCCTTTACCAGTTAAGGTCAAATTAATATTTGTGCCAGCACCAACAGCCTCAATCCCAGGATTATTACCTGCTGCCGCATTATTGACTTGAATGTAGTTGACAGCAGAAGCAGCAGCTGTATGGCCAATTAGTGGATTGCCACTAGAGTCTTGAATTGTTGAGTCAATTCTTGGTGTGATAAGGAATGGGGATGTTAGAGTTTTATTGGTAAGTGTTTGTGTAAGACTAGCAAATACTATAGTGTCACTATCAGCTAAAACAGGAAGGTTGATATTTCTATTGCCTGTTAAATTGCCTGGAACAATAGTGTATGAATGGCTTGAGTCAGCATCTTTGATCTTAGGAGATGTAAATGATGGAGTCTTTAGAGTTTTATTAATCAGCGTTTGAGTAGCAGAGTCCATAACAATACTACCAGTATAATCTGGTATCTTAATTGTTCTATCCGCTGTAGGGTTAATAACAGTGAGCGTTGTTTCCCAAGAGTCTGCTGCGGATCCTTCAAAGATAATTGTATTGTTACCAAGTGTGATTGTGCTAATAGCTGTTACGCTATCGCCATACAACGATGTGTACAATTCTGCAAAGTTTGAATTGATCTTACTACCAGCCTGTCTGAGGGTGTCCCCAGTTGCATCGTTTGCTATTGCACCAATATTAATGCTTTGTCTAGACATGCTAAATCCCTAAAACTCTTTTGTTTTATTTATATCGGTTATGGAACAAGATTGCCTGCACCATCTGAATCAAGGTAAACATCGTAGTTATCGACGTCGAATCTAATAACTGCACTTGACATTCTCATTGATGAGCCCGCTGCATCTGAATCTTCATCAAACGTTGGCGAACCTGCCTTGGTGAGATCTTTGAAGCTTTGATATAGCGGCTCTGCTGAATCCAAGAATCCTCCAACGTAATTGTTGCTAACTTGGATAAAAGTGGTATCCAGACTGTATCTGTAAGAGCTACCAGCAGAGTCATTAACTTCAACACCAGTAATATCTGTGAACACAAATGGTGTAATCGTTGCTAGACCACTGAACATAGGAATGTCTACAGATGGAATAGCAATCGGCATGTTATTAAAGCTAATATCAGCATTAACGCTAACTAACTGAACTTCGGAACCAATGTACATTCCAGCTGGGTGTGCAAACAACTTGTAAAGTTCTAGCCACTCAGATGCAGGTAAACCAACTTTAATCAGGATCCCCCAAAATTGGTAAACCTTATCATTGATAAGATATCTGCCACTGTTTGGACCAACAATATCGTGTCCAACGGTAAACACATAATTCTTACCATACTCAACAACAGGATCTTGTCCATAGAAGGCTCTAAAGAACCGTTCGATACTATACTTTGTACCTTTGGATCTATAGAAGTTGTTAGACAACAAAGCTGCTTGGCGCGAGTTTAACCAACCTTCGAGGTAGTTTTGACCCAACAACAATTCATCTTCAATATATGTTAGGTTTGACTGGGACGTTTGCTCAATATCACGAGTTACAAATAAATCGTGTATTTTGCGAGAAAAGTTTCCATCCGAATCGAGGTTATCATAATACTTTTGAAGAAATTCAACTAGCTTTGGATAATCTGCTGCATAGAATTCAGGCAAGACTTCTTTGACCAGATCACGCTGGAAATCTATATTACGTCTGCCGATATCGCGTAAGGTCTTATCTGTCATGTTAGTTCGTAGCCGATACAATCTCTGGTGAAGAGAACGAAGCCTCTTGATCAAACTTTAGCACATCGTTGCGCTGAGGAGTAACAACACTGTTATTTGTTGGAACAGCTGATAGCTTAATATAGTTAACCCCGCCAGTAACATTCGATGGGTTCAATGATACAATATTGACAATAGCTGTTGTTGGAGTATATGATCCAACACTATCTACAAGCACAGTTCCCGTTCCAGCCGATACAACTTGTAGAGTGGTTGATCCAAGTTTGTTTTGAATTTTAGCGAGCGAGCTGTTGTATGTAAATACCGAGCTTGTAATAACTGGAACATCGTTATCAGGGACCGCAATTGGCGCTGGAAATCTTAAAGTGTAGTTTGCATTTGTATTTAGCGAAGGGGTAAAGCGTTGTTGCATTTTAATATCGGCGCGGCTTGATAAAATAGCTGGGCTGATATCATCAACAAGTGTTAGTAGATTAGATCGTCTAAATGACTGATCAAATGACCCAATGGTATTGGTAAAATAAGTTGATATTGTACTGTTAACTTGATTTTCAAGAGTGTTTAATGATAATGTAGTTAGTTTTGGGTTTACTTGGAAGTATACGTTAGTCTCAATATATGTTTCAACTGGATCAGCATATTCAATATTAAATGACACAATTCCAAGTTGATCAACAAGTGCTGCAACCTGACTTTTAATTGACGCTTGAAGAGTTGTATTAACATCATCCTCAAACAAGATTGATGTAAAAATTGTACCAAACTTTGGTTCTAAATTCTCCTCACCGCCCCAAGATTTAATATCACGAATAAATTGTGAAAAGTTACGTAAAATTAATGATGTGTAGTCAGCAGCTGTAACCATACGGTTTTGTGTTGCGTATTGAAATGGTGCATTCTTACGAATCGATTCTATTGACTCAACTGTATCTCCACCAACAGCTTTTGACACCGTGGTAACAACTAGTGGATATCCAACCGAGTTTACAGTAAAGTTTGCAGTTGGTACAAAAGTCACAGCTCCATTTGCTACGCTGCCATTCGTCGATAGATACGTAACAACTATTTTATTACCAGCAATTGGGGCTTTACCAAGGTTGACTCCATCACCAAATGATAGCTCATAAAAACCGTTAGGAGCTTCTTTAAGAATATAGTAAGTTGAATTTGCTGATATTGATGTTGCGCTTAGAATAGTGTTATATGTTGCAAAAGTATTACTTGTAGCTGTATCATAAACATTTACAGTTGCAGTATTGGCATCAATATTAACATCAGGTATGATATAAACATCATTTTCAGAGAATGGGCCAACGTAGAAAGTTTTTGTTTTTAGCGCACCTTCGTATATAAGAACACTTGTTGTACCATTGTTATCTCTAAAACGATACACACCAGTACCGTCATCTTCTGCAGTATACGATTCAATGGTTTGGAATGTATATGCCACATCGTCAACAGATGATGTGAATGTTGTACCTGAGGGAAGTGTCAACACAGAAGGTCGCCCAGCAACCCCTGCCAAGTTAACCGTTATTGTTACAGTTGCACGTGCAGACATTTTTGAGTCTGGAATATATCCAATTCCACTAGCAAGTGAGACAACTGAGCTTCTAAGCTGAGCTGTTCCCAAAAACGATTCGTTTGTAGCAAAGTTTGCAATTAACCCGTTAATATGAGTGTTGTAAGCTAGTACATCAAGGATGTTGGATAGACCAGAAGCCTCAAAATCATGGTCAGTAAACTCGGGTTGTTGCTGCAAATATATCTTTAAGTTATTCTTGATATTGTTAAAATCAAGCGCTGTTGAAAGAATTGTCGTTGCCATATTATCTTAGCCTTACTAGTGTAGTGGTGAAGATTACAGTTTCTTCTGTATTAACAATACGAAATTCAACAGTAACACCAATTGAGTTATAATCTGCTTGGTTATCCACTCTGATATCAACAATTTTAGCTCTAGGTTCATAAGATTCAATTGCGCGAGTAATATTAGATGTTATCTCGTCGTTGATTGATGAGTGAGCTAATTCAAATAACAAATCTCTTAAATTACCACCATACAAAGGTAGGAATGGCTTTTCAAAATGGTTAGTTAACAGTAGATTTTTAATAGCTTGTTTTACTGCACCGGCGTCAACTTTTTTATAAATTTCACCGTTTGGTCTTATAGTAAATGAAAGGTCGACATCGCGATACAACTTGTTCCGCGAGACAATAATACTTGCCTGATTGAGGTTTTTATCCTCTACTGCAAACGCCTTACTCATATCAACCCTTTTGTTTTACCTTTATTTATACCTATTGTGGTAACACTTCAATTAGATCATTAGCACTTTGCACCTTACCATTGTATCTTGTTTCAAGTAGATTCTTAAAATTACCACCACCTGCAATTGTATATGTTGCAGATAATTCAGGCATAGTAACACTTAATAGTGCAACCATTGCTCCAGCTGGATTAAAATTATCATACGATAATGTCATTTTATCAAAATAGATCACATCTGCCAAATAATCTGCCAACTCATAGATTTTATCTGGAGCGGGTTTACCGTTTGGACCATACAACTCATACAATACTCGTCTTCCCTTGGTAGCAAGGTCTTTATCCGAATTGTCAGTCTTTGTTTCGCTTGGGCCCAATTTATACAAGCCACTCACAACAACAAGTCTATAATCTTTGAATTCACCCTTATTATCTTGTACCCATCTAAGTATTTGAGCTTGGGGTAGCAAGTTGCGCACAATAGCTTGGCGTTCTTCTAGCGTTGCAATATGACTCAGTGTTACGGAGTCTGCTGTTCCACCAAGAAATGTTCCCAACGGAACACCTTTAGCTAGCATCGTCGATGAGTTAATAGCTGTTGGACCCAACCGTGGGTCAATATTCATTGGATCGTATGCTGGGTCAACTGAGAACACTTTTGCAGGTGGCTTTTCGGCAGGTAAGAATGATTTAATGGTTGATTGAGCGGTGCTACCAGAATTGAATGATGTCCCAACTCGGCTATGTGGCTGAGTTGATCTTGTTCTGCCAACTGCGGGTGGGACACTGTTTGAATATGTTGGAGCAAGTGTTCCAGATGCAACCGAGTGAGCTACAAAATCTGCGTTTGCTGCATTGTCATCATCTAACATACGAACACGAGTTTCACCTTCCGTAAGAGGGCGATCAGTAACACCACCAGTCTTAACAGACTTATCAATCATATTCTTTAAATGATCGCCAGCATCAATACTAATTCGTGATACACCTCGTGACGATTTATTCAAGTATGTACTTAGCAATGATGATGTAGGCTTTTCTGTTGCTGCTGTATTAACTGCGGTATGTGATTGTGTTCCTGGCGAGCCAGCAGAACCAAGAGGAGCTTGTCCTGCTGTGGTTGCATAGTCGGCAGCACACGCATCATCAGCCTTACCTTTTAGCTTACCCTCAAATGTGGGAGCTTTGAAACCTTCTGTGAATGTTCCAGACTTGCCGTAAATGTTTTTGACGTATGCAACAACTCCATCACCACCAACAGTTCCTGTTGCACCAAATACAGATAAACTATTTCCTGCAATATTAACACTTGGTGACGACATATTAGTCTCAGCCTCAGATGAAACTTTCATTGCGCCTTTTGCAGAGTGTGACGCTGACCCTTCAGTAACATTGCTAGAATTGCCCTTGACAATGTTGTTCAATGAACCGAGAGTTGTATTAGTTACAGTGCCAAGAACGGTTGTTGACTTACTGCCTTTAACTGTTGTTCCAGCTTGTCCTTGAATTGTTTCTCGACGTGAACCATTAATATTCTCAGTTAAGCTACCGCCAACTGTAACATTGAAGTCTCCTCCAACTTTTAAATTCATATCAGCAGCAACATTAAGATTGAAATTTTTAGCTGACATTTGAATGTCACCTTCAATAATAATTGAACTGTTTCCAGATACTGCTGTAATCATATTAGATTCAGTTTTTAATATCATTGTTCCATCAGCACGAAGTTCAACCCCAGCGCCAGTTCTATGCTTGATTAGAATGCGTTCATTGCCAGGCGTGTCGTCATATACAATTTGATGTCCTGATTTGGTCTCGTTGACATCAACGTGGGTATACTTTCCAGGCTGATCTGTTGTTGGGTCACTTAATGCTCCCCACGCGTCAACACGTGGATCTCCACCACCAACACTCAATCCTGTTACGGCATGACCAGTAGCTACTTTATTAATCGAGCTTCTGTAGTGATATTCAGGTCGTGGATGTACTCCTGTAGGATCTGAAAACCCTGCACCTTTTGGAGTATTGATAACTCCAGCAACTTGTTGATCTACAATGCCATCAAAATCATCGCCAGTATCATCGCCCATTGCATTAGTTGCCATTGTTGTAACCTTTACGAAATTGGTGTAGTGCGAACTGGATCGAACGTCTTTGCAGCCAGTTCTTCGAGTGAATATGTTCTAGATGGCTGTGGACTAACATTAGTTTTGCCAAATTTATTCTTGACGTAAGCTGTCATATTAGTCATAGGGTCAACCTTGTTCCATGGGTCGGTATCTTGGTGGCCCCAAACTTCTCCACCTGGATACACAGTGTAGAATGCTTTTAGATATGTATCGAGTGCCGCCCATTGAGCAGCGTTGATAGAATCTGGACCAACAGACGCTTCTGGATTGCGTGTGCCATTGGGACAGTTATATCCAGCCACAAAGCTAATACCAATGCTGTATGGATTGTGACTGCTCTTAGCATGAGCACCCGTTTGGTTTGGATTGCGACCTCTTTGAATTGACCCATCGCGTTTAATAATGTAGTGATATCCAATAGTTGACCAGCCACGCGCAATGTGCATTTGTTTAATTGCTTGTGCGTCAATATGATTATCGTCAATGTAGTTAGCAGTCCAATGAACAACTGTTGTTGAAACAGGGCGAGTTACTGCTCGAAGGTCAGCAGTCATTTCTTCTAGCGAATCAATGTATGAAAAATCTGTATCATATGCACCAGATCCTCCACTGGAAGCACTACCAATTGTAGTTATACGGTCGGGCGATGGTGTGCCCAAAGCAGAGTTTCCTGTTTGGACTGTATTGCTAATTCCGCCCGAAACACCTGAGAATGACGATTGAATGCTACTAATACTATTTAAAACACTTTGAATTGATGAAGAGCTACCACCAGCTTGCTCAAGAATATTCAACGATTGTACTAAAGAGTTTACATTTGACTTATTAATATCAACACCAACTCTTATTGATAAATCCGTCAAATCTTTTGGAATTGGTAAGAATAAAATTGATTTATCAACAGCAGCATTAACATCTCCATCCATAATATTAACAACCGCGAGTTGTAATATACTGTCGGGAATACTAATTGATGATAATACGGTATTTGTAATCTGTTTTGTAAAATTCTCAACAACGTTTTTAATTAAGTTGGTACTATTTAATCCTCCAACAGCAGCTGTATAAGCTGTGGCAATATTACCAATACCTGATGCAAATGGATTCTTAAAAGCTCCACTCAACACATCATCAACTGATGTACTAACATTTACTGTTAAATCTGTTGGCGCAATAGATGATAGACAACCTTCAATTTCTGATGTGGTTTTACCCAACACTTGTTTAAATGCTGTAGCAATTGCCTCAGCAGTTCCTGCAGTAATAATTTCATCAAGAATACCAGATTGTGCAGTTGATTCTACAATCGATCCTAATTTTGTTGCATCAGATCCACTAATTGTTTGTACAAGATCACTTTTTACGTTTGGGACGTTAGCTGTTACGCGAGATACGGCAGGTAACGGTGATGACGTTGCACCCAAAGGATAGTCTACATTTTGAACTAATGATTCTATACCACCCTTAACATCACCAACATTAAAACCTAGCTGTGTATGGGATGCAGCTTTGAACTGATCGGTTAGGGTAGTGGCTGCAGAGTTTATCTCATCAAAGCTAAGCTGATTATTTAAATTCTTTAGCTGGTAGTTAAGGTCACTTGTGTTAATTGGCATTTATCATACTCCTGCACCACCACTAGCAAAGTTTTGATAGATGCTTTGTGCATATGAAAGGCGTTCATCTTGACCTAGTCTCATTTCTTCTCCGTCAGGACCAATCACACCAGTCTTCTTAGGGTTTTCATATGCACGCATAAACACAAGTGTTGCATCTGTAATATTGGTTGTTCTTTTAAATTGAGCACCGCCCAAATAAGGAACCGTTGCAAGTTCATAATCAACAAATGCTAGCTGAACATATAAATCATCCCAGTTTTTGCCTTTTTGTGCTGCAAAGTTTCTTAAGGCAGTTTGACGACCACCAGTTGCACCATAGTAATACCATTGTGCTATACCAATTGAATTCTCGGTTCCGCCACCAGCGGTTGTAAATCCTGAATGAACTGCTGGATCCATTTTACTTTCAACCATGAAGTTACCAATCATAGCAGCAACTTGCTCTTTACTATAATTGCCTGTGGACATAAAGTAATCCCAAGCAGTTTGAATGTTTTGCTTTTGGCTAGAGTTAGGATTATATGTAACACCAGGTGGAACACCAATTAGCGAATCATTCATTGTTGGGGTTGTATTACCATATGGCACACCAGATGATTGATATGGTAGTCCAGTTCTCATTCCTGATAACTGAGTAGCAGACGGTGTTTCTATTTTTGGAATTGACCCAAGTACTAACGGTAGCTGTGAGTTGGTTCCATCCATGAAAATACCAAATACAGTTGCGCCTTGCACGAGGCCAGTTGATCTTCCAATCCCAGATACACCCCCTTCTGTTGTAGGAAGTAGCACGCTAGCATAGGGAAGGTCTGATAACGGAAGTTCTGTTGCAGGGCCATGTATACCGTGTATACGAACTCTTACACGACCTAGCTGAGGGATATCGCCTCCAACTTGCTCAACAACACCAACAAACCAACGTGTAACATCACCGTAGTATTGTGAAGTAAACATGCCAAACATTATACGCCTCTCTGATATCTGCCACCATCGGCACCACGATCAGTTGTTAATTTTACTGCATCAACCATAATGTCGTGTTTGCCAACTGAAAATACATGACGTACAGCATATATTAGATAATCGCCAGATTTCTTTTTATCTTTCATTTCTTCCATTGAAACGCCTGGACGAGTCTGTAATGTCATATCACTATTGAATATATTAACTTCTACCATCTTACCAATAGATCTATTTGTTCCAGTTAAGAAGTTAAATCCTGGCACTTTAAATTGTATTGAGTTTTTAAATAGCAAGTATCTAAGTGCAACATTAGAAGCATTTAACATATATTTAGCAATTGCATCGCCGCCTTCTTCATAGTAATTGGAATAGTCTGGATAAGATCCATTACTGATAATTTGGTGAACGTGAGCTGAATTAATTTTATTAATCTGTTGATTATTAACTACATAGTCGACATCAATAGCAAGAGTCTTTCCACCAGCTAGTACACCAGTGTGGTTCATCTTTTCTACAACATTTGTTATATCAAAGTGTTGTTGCTCTGTTATTCCAGAGGATAAATCTGTAAAGTAATATTGAGCACCAAATATTCCTTGGCGTGCCAACGCAAGAGTATTTTCGGTGTTTCCATATGTGTATGATTCTATGGCAAATGATTGTCTTTCAACATTTGACTCATCGACAAAGCTCGAGTTCTTTTGTGAGTATGTGAATGGACGGTCAATGTTACCATTCCAAGTACCAGTCGACAATATACTATCTAAATCACTGAGTACTAAATTCTTCTCATTGAGTGCTGAGTATAGAAAATATGGTGATCCATTAATTGTAGAAGCGCGGGCTCTCATCCACTCACACGATTGTAGTGGAGTCATATACGGAACAACAACTTTCATTAGACTTGGCTGAGCAGACTCTACCGATTTATTAGCTAGAGTTATCTTTAATTGGTCTGATAGGATTTTCTCAATAATCTTCTCAGGCTTACCAGTGAATGCTTTACTAAATCTAATTAAATCACTATTATAAGCGTGCTCTTCGATAATGCGAATCATCAACATTTCTTGTTGATCATTTACTTTTTCTGATCGCTCAATTAGCTCAACTACAAACTTTTTAGTTATTGTGTTGGGATTGTTTGGTTGCGCAATTTTTATCTCTAAGCGCTCTGTTCCTACAAAACTGATTCTGTTTAATAAGTCGAACTCATCATTTATTAGAACAATGCCCGTTAGATAAGGCATTTCTATATTTTCAAATATGTTTAATTCTACAATAGCTGCAGATATGTCTAATGTAAATCCTGCAGAGCGATCTGCAGTAATTACAGCTTGTTCTATAATATAATGCTTTGCTGATTGCATATTAACTTAACAATGCCTTCTTGAAGCCAGCTGCGATTTGAGGAGCAACTCTCTTATTCAACACCTTGATTGTTTTTAACTGATCGTTGCGAGTAATCATTCTATCCAAATATGTTATTGGTGTTAATCCTGATACGTTTTGTGTAAATGGATTAATATCGACCCACTCACCGTTTGCGTTTTCATAATGATGTACGCTGTTGTATTGAGCTGTTTCTCTGTATACAGAGACAGTTGTAATTTCATCAGTAGATGTTCGAATCAGTTCATTAACCCCAAAATTATCAGGTGAATTAATTACTATCTGACCTAGATCAAGATATCTTTTCAATATCTTGCCAGTTGATCCTGATGCAAGACCAATTACTGTTTCATTAGGAAGAAATATTGCAGATATATCATCTCTGGTCGTAATTACTCTATTGGGATAATCTATTAATGCTTTAGCCTGTAGATCAGCTCCAGATAGTGGCCAACCACCCTCACGAATGCCATCATTTAGCAAATAGAACGTCCAATAGTAATCTGTAGTACCATATAGCTTATACGATAGTGTATCAGGACGTTCATATTCTTCAATTTGCATTGTTTGGTAGTATGATATGTCATCTTTTATTTGATCAACAAGATCAATATACGTTGAAATGTTCTGAAATAGAACAGGATCTTCGTTTGTACCAAAGCTGTATTGTAATAGTGGAAATGGTGCAAAGTATCTTGACATTAGTAACCTGCTTCAATATCTTGTTTAACAAGTGTTCGAGTTTCAGTAAATGATAGTTGGATCTGGACGCTATTCCAATTACCATCTTTATGCATTGCACCACCCTGATCATTATACACTGCTGTAAAGCCTGTTAAATAACAAGGTAGAAAACGGATTCCAAGTTCTTTATTGCGATATCTAGTTTTAATCTCAAATTTGTTTGGAAACTTTAAACCCAGCACGCCCTGAGTCGAAGCTGTGCCACCAATATCCTCTGGATATAATTGAGTACGGAAGAATTTGATTATGTTGGTAATTTCTTGCGCTTCTCGAATACTATTAGCAATTAGTGAAAACTCGAACATAAACCCACGCATTGCAACGCCTCTAAACAACGTTCTTGTATTTGGGTTTGGTACTACCTGAGCAACAGATTTTACAGCATTGTTAAACTCTGGACTAATTGCGTTAACATTATCTCCAATGCGAACAGCCGCAAGGCGAGCAAGGTCTCCACCTCCTCCATTTGTCAGGCCATCAATGAAAGATTGGATGCTTCCCTTAACCGATTCGGTAGTGGCACCAGCAATGCTAGCACCGTTTTTAACTAAGCCCGCCGCCGCAGCGCCTATCTGACCCAAACTAACGTTGTTATCGTACATCACACCATCTTGGATACTCAAAGCCTTCGGTAAGAATAACGTAACCTTTCCATCACTTGTCACACCATTTATTCCAGGGCTAATTGGTGTTCTTGGTATACCAAACAGTTGCGATTGGACGTCATAGTCAATTGTACTGACCGCACCACGATCTGCAAAAGTTTGAATGTTTGTGCTAGCACCAGCACCCGCTCCTCCAAACAATGTCACTTCAATTGGAGGCTCAACCATTGCTTCGAAGGATATTGTTCCTAGGAAGTCGTCTTGATGTTCTATGGGAAATTGGTAATAACCGGCCATTGTTCGCCTAATAAATACAGTTGCATTTGCAGATATTTATAAGGTTTTTCGATGACATATAAAGGACGATACACTGTTATCAATCCTCACAAATATAAAGGTGATGCATCAAACGTCATTTACAGATCAATGTGGGAACGCTATTGCTTTAAGTGGCTCGATATGAATTCACAGATCAAAGAATGGTCGTCGGAGGAAGTTGTCATTCCATACTTCTTTGATGTTGATAAAAGCTACCATAGATACTTTGTGGATCTAAAATATGTCACAAATGAGGGCGTCACTTTTCTGATCGAGATAAAGCCCGACAAACAGACCAAAGCACCTACAGGCAAACGCAAAACCAAACAGTATGTCACCGAAGCTGTGACGTATGTTAAGAATCAGTGTAAGTGGAAGGCTGCTTCTGAATATGCTGCTGATCGAGGATGGCGCTTTGAGATATGGACTGAACACCATCTACAGCAGATGGGAATCATGCCCAAGCCTCTAAAACCGCTAAAGCCATATCCAACTAAGAAATAGTATGCCGGACTGCTAACAACCGCAGATTTATTATACCCAAGTTTTTAGAAAAATCAACATAAATAAGCACATGAGTAATTTATTTCACACCCTCGAATATGAAGCCTTTAGAGCTGGAATTACACCGCGGACTGCACAGTCTCGCGATTGGTTCCGTGACAAAATGAGTGCAATGAAGAATATCAGTAGAAGTCAACTGATGAAAGAGGAACCAGTCACCTTGAAGAACCGTCAAGTGATGGGTTCGATGTATATGTTCTTCTACGATCCAAAGCATAAAGAGACACTACCGTACTACGACTCTTTCCCGCTTGTTATCGTGCTTAAGCCTGCCGCTGGAGGGTTCTTAGGGTTGAACCTGCACTACCTCCCGCCAGTACTAAGAGCGAAGTTTCTAGACGCTCTTTTAGACGTTACAAACAATAAGCGTTATGATGAAACAACAAAGTTTAAACTAACGTACAATGCGCTGCAGCGTGCTGCAAAGATGAAGTATTTTAAACCATGTATTAAACACTATTTAACAGATCATGTTAGAAGTCGTTTTGCAATGGTTCAAGCTCCTGAGTGGGAAATTGCGGTGTTTCTTCCAACTGCCGATTTCAACTCACAAGGTAAAAAATACAACATTAATAAAGTGTATGCTGATTCGAGGAATATGATCTAATGGCCAGTATTGAAGATCTAAAGAGTCTAATCTCTCAAAGTGGTGGTATGGCTTCGCCAAACCTCTATAGAGTCGAGTTACCTTCAATTAATGGTTTGTCAACTCGTACATTAAATTTGCTTTGCAAAGCTACAAATCTTCCAGGTCGTCAAGTAATTACCAACACACGCTCGATTGGTGCAGTTGATCAGAAAGTCGCCTACAGTGTAGCTACAGAAGATGTTAGTATGTCTTTCCATGTACCAAACGACTACAAGGTGCGGCAGTATTTTGAAGATTGGCAAGCTCTTGCAATTGATCCAGATACTCACGAAATAGGATATACGAACGAGTATGCTAAAACTGTAAAGATCCACCAGTTAAAAAAGGGAATTGGATTACCTTTGTTTAACAACAATTTTATTGATATTGATCTAGTAAGTGCTGATAAGATTGTATATACCTGCGAGCTTTACGAAGCATTTCCCACAACCGTTACCGCAATTGAATTGTCTGATGCTACTGAAAATGCGACTGTTGAATTACTTGTTCAGCTATCATATCGCAAATGGAAAGTAGTTTGAAATTAATAAGGATGAAGTGAATGGCACTACCTAAGTTAAATAATACTCCAAAATATGATTTGGTTATTCCGTCTACTAACAAAGCAATCAAATTTCGTCCATATCTTGTAAAAGAGGAAAAGATCCTCTTGCTTGCTATGGAGACAAAAGATGCTGGTCAAGCATTGAACGCTGTGCTGGATACAATCATTGCATGCGTCGATGAGAAGATTGATCCAGATAGTCTAACAACCTTTGACATTGAATATATGTTCATCAAGATTCGTTCAAAGTCTGTTGGTGAGACAAGTGAAATCGGTGTTAAGTGTTCGGAATGTGACCACACTAACAAAGTTGCAGTAGATCTGCAAGCGATTGAGATTACAATTCCCAAGACAAATTTCATGGTGCAACTAACAGATAATATCACCGTTGAGATGTCATATCCTCATTTTAGATCTATGGTCAAAAACAAGAAGCTGATTAACTCTACATCTGCTACAGAGCAAACGTTTGAGATGATTATGTCTGTAATGAAAGCTATTCATACGGGTGAAGAACGAATTGATTTAAAGGATGTTAGTCATAAAGACATTGAAGAATTTATTGAATCAATGACAAATGAACAGTTGCAAAAGGTAAGATCTTTTGTTGACACAATTCCAAAGATGACTCACGAGGTTCATTTTAATTGCGTTCAATGCAGTCATGCTAATACCTACACAGTTGAAGGTATGCAGAATTTTTTTTAATATGTCTATCTCACGAAACCCTAGCTAATTATTATACGACTAACTTTAGACTAATGCGTGAACATAATTTTTCGCTAGATGAGATAGACGGATTAATGCCATGGGAAAAAGAAGTTTATGTTACGCTGCTAATGCAATGGATCAAAGAGCAGCAGGAACACAATAAAGGATCATAAAAATGGCGCAAGCTGTTACGTTAAAAGATGTTGTCGCTCAACTAAAACATAATCAGAAGGCTTCTGATCAGACCAATAAAAAAATTGGTGAACTGACCACATCTCTTAACAAGTCATTTACAATGTTCTTCGAGCAGAAAAAAGCTGAGCGGCTGGATATGGATGCGCTTCAAGCAGCCCGCGATGCTAATAACAAAAACAAAACAACATTCACCAAAAACTATGAAGCGGGTCAGGAAGCGGGCCAGAAATCTTTAAGTTCGTTTGGCGATTTGCTTGATCTTGGAAAGATGTTTGGTCCGTTGTTGGCAGCCCTTCCATTAGCAATAGTGGGAATGCGTGGATGGGAAATTCCAGTTATCAAGAAGTTGGCTGTTGGATTGGTAGAAGGTGTTGGTAAGCTAGCTGATAGCTTTAAACTCAAAATGACTAACGGTATTGACGATATGATGCGTTCGGTTCTGAAATCTTTTGGCATTAACCCAGCAACGGGTAAGATGTTAAGAGATGCTCGAGGACGTTTCACAGGCCGTGAGATGAAGACAACTGCTGTAATGATCTCAGAAGCGTTTGACCTATTGCGACTGAATGTTACTCAAGCATTTGGTGTTGGTACAGATGGTGGCAAGATTGGCAGAATTGTAGCCAAGGCTGGCAACTTGATGAAAGTGATCATCAGCCCACTAATTTCTGTTGGTAGCGCTATCTCAGGCTGGGCTGCTGGTCCTGGCGCTAAGCTACTTGGTTTCATGGATAGCGTGTTAGGAATCTCTGGTGGTGTAGCAAACATTGGTAAGTTTGCGGGTTTTGTTGGTAAGATTCTCAAACCAATTGGTTTCTTGTTCTCAGCATATGATGGCGTGATGGCATTTATGAATACCGAGGGGTCATTCATGGACAAGTTTGTAGCTGGTATTGGCGCGTTCATTGGCGACTTTGTTGGTGCACCTCTTGACCTGCTAAAGGACATTGTTGGCTGGGCTCTGGATGCGCTTGGGTTTGAAAACGCAGCTAAGTGGCTTGAGGGTTGGAGCTTTGAGACAATCATTAACAATATGATTGGCGGAATCTGGACAATGGTGCAGAGCGCAGTAGATTGGGTTAAACTACTGTTCACAGATCCAGGTCAAGCATTGAGTGATTTATTCTGGGGATACATTGGGCTATATGAAAGCATTGGTGAGTGGATATACAACATTGCTGTTAAACCTCTGTGGACTTGGTTTGAAAATACATTCCCAGACCTATCAGCGTGGATTTCCAACGCGTGGAATGAAGTTGTCGGTCCCGATGGCTTGGGAGCGTGGATTTGGGATAATTCTATTGGTCCTTTGTGGGATTGGCTAGCAAATACCTTTAGTTGGGAAAATATTAAAACCCAGCTAGGTTTGCCTGATTGGATGATCAATTGGGACAGCGAATCAGCATCTACACCACCACCAAGTCAAGAAGGTACAACGGGACATTGGCGAACAGGTCCAAGGGGCGGCAAATTTTGGGTCGCGGGTCCGGTACAACCAAGTTCTATTACTACAGTTCCAAAGACAACAGGACAACAACTACAACAAGAACAGGCCGCTCTAAACGAAGTACAGAATCGTGGACCAAGGGGTGGTAGTTTAGTTGCAAATAGCGGCAACACAGTAGTAAACAATAATAGCGCTGTGACCAGCATCCAACTTGGAAATGGGGCAGCCCCTAATCCTTATGATCGACCAGCGGGTGCAAGAGCAGCATATCTAGCTGGATACGGCACCCGCTAATAAAAAAGGCCCAGCAAACGCTGGGCCTAAACTTTAGCTAATTTAGCTAAAACTATTAGTCAGCCGCGAGCTTCGCAAAGTAGTCCATAGTCTCATCTGTATCAGATGTATCACTCATGGAGTAGTTCTCAGCAGTCTTGAAGGAAGGAGCATCTGCGGTAGTGTCCAGAGTAGCGGTCTCGCGAATCGTACGAGGAGCAGACTCACCAAGCACAAGATGCAGACGAGCTTTCAACTCATCGTAGCTCTTGAACGAAGCAGGATCAGTCCATTCAGTCATAATCATCTGCTTGTCGTAGACAGCTTCCAACTTCGCTTCGTCACCACCAAGCAGCTCAGAAGGAGCTTTGAAGTACGAAGCATCATACTTCGGAAGCATACGCTCACCAACCTTCTCAGAGCTGATCTTGATTACAAAGTCAGCACCTTCCCACATATTGAAGGGATCGATAGGCTTCTCGTCAGGGAACTGAGGCTTCATAGCAGCCATCAGCTTGTCAAAGATCTTCTTGCCGAAGCGGAACAGCTTGACCTGACCTTCGTTCTCAGGATTCAATTGATCTGAGATAACCATGATGTTGGTGATGTAGTGCAGGTTACGCGAACGTGAGCTAACAAGTTTACGTTGAGTAGAGCCTTCTGCGCTCTCACCCCACATCTTCATGTTCAATTCAGAAAGCGGATCGTTCTGGCCGAGAGTCGTCAAAGACTTCTCAATATACCACTGTCCGGTAGGACCCTTGAACATATGGTCCCAGTAACGGACCCAAGGAACGGTATTCTCTTCTTTGCCAGGAAGAAAGCGAATAACAGCATAGCCATTGCCAGCTTTATCGCGAGAGGGTTTCCAGAAGCGGTCATCCTCGGTGCGTTCACGACCACCAGTGGACTTCTCAGCATCGCTGATCAGCTTGGAAAGGTCCGTACGCTTGTTTTTAAGATTTGCAAAAGACATTGTATGTTCTCCGAATGTTTGAATGTTTGAGTGCTAATATTAGCAGATTATATAGGGTTAGTCAATAGGTAAAGTGTTCTGTCTAGGAAGAAAATTTAGCTTCATTGCTTCTGCTTGAATCTTATCCTTGAGGATGGGAGTAATGAACTTGCGAACGTCTTCGATCTCAACTTCATTATCTTGACAGACTGTGATCACAGCATCCATGTATGTTGAGTTGGTTGAGCGAACAACATCCTCAATTAGCTTTACGAACTTTTGTTTGGTTAGAAATTGCTTTTCTTCGATCATCGTCTTCCATTTCTTGTGTGTACAAGCCAATGTCAGGATACAACACACCGACAGTGCGCTTGGGATGTCCATTGGCATAATATGCCATTGCACGACACACATACGTTACTTTATTTTGTCCATTCTCTCCGAAGCGGAAGTCAAGGTAGTGACCGCTGCGAAGATACGATTCGAGGTTAGCAACATACGACTCAACATTTGCGTATGAAGCTCGTTCCGATGCTTCTTTGGAGTCTTTCATCCCACGCATCGCTACCAACAGCTCCTTGTTGGTCTTGATCCACTGACGAACATTCTTCAAGCTGAACGTATCATCGTCAGGCAGATTACGAACATCTGCATCGATCATCATGTTCTGTGAAGGACCTTTGGCCTCACGAGCAGCAGCAAGACGAGCTACAGCAGCAGCCTTTTGCTCTGCAGACATCTTACGGGACTTGTGAGACTTAGTCTTCGACGTCTTTGCAACCACACCCATCTGAGCAAGTGCATTCGACTTCTTCGCTGCTTTGGTAGCTTGAGCTTTTGCTACGCGAGCTGCGATCTGTTCCTTGGTCTGAGGTTGACGAGCCATTCACTTCTCCATCATGTATATCCGTTGGCATAATCAGTATACCACGTTTTGTATCAGAAGTCAACATTGCGTAATTCCTTGATAGGAATCAATTCAACGTCCCCATCTTTAGCTTTGCGAGTAGCAATGTAGCCATCTTTAATCAGATGGTCAATTGTTGCCTCAATAACATCTTCATATCTTGACATGAAGTGTTGTCGGTTAATAAGATAGCTGACGACAAAGATGCCGCCAGCTGTTACAATAGTAGCCAATAGAGGGTCGATACCAAACATTTATAGTCCTCCGTTTAATAGTATTTAGGAGAACGAAATCACATTCTCAACACGGAACGAGCGAAACTCACGCTTGTTGATATCAAATGCACGAATCACGTCATCGGCATACTCTTTGCCAGTCTTAGGACGTTTATCCTCAGGGATAGTGTCCATGTTCAGTGTGCACTGCATGTCGCGCTCTTCACCATTGACTTTGGTAAAGATCACACGGCAAACACGTTCACGCAGCTCATTCAACATTTCATCGCGGGTCATTAAGTTTCCTTTCAACTAAGTTTTCCAATTGTACGATCTTCTGATTGAGATCATACACAACATCTTCAAGTTTATCAACAGCAAAAGCCAGTTGTTTGGCTTTTGCTTCTGTTTCGGTTAGCCTGACCTGCAGGCGTGCGATATCAATCCCAGTCATTGTCAAACCGAGTAGTTTCGCGATACACCTCACCGTAGTACTGGTTGGCATACTGAGGAGCATCGTTCCACAGACGTTCGTCACGTTCGAACTTCTTGTCGATCTCAGCGACTTTCTCGACACGCTCTTCACGTTCGAACTTAGCCTGGACTTTCATCTTGGCTTTGAACTTTTCGTGAGCTTGGCGAATCAGAGCCATACGATCAGCGGTTGTTTGCATTTTCATACCATCCATTTTGTTTCAGTTTCTGTTCGAAGGCGGTCTTCTCATCGTATGATATACGAAGTTCGGTCTTGAGACAACGGTTAACAAACTCTTTTATTGTGTAACCGCCGATTCCGTTGTGGGCAATGTAGTAGTATTTGTCTTCGCCCCAGACATCGTTAACATACTTCGGCATTAGATCTGAACTCCTCCAAACTCGCTGACGGTGTATTGACCAAGCTCGAATGCAAATGCTGCGTCAAGAGCTACTTCTGCGCTGTTGTAGTAGTGCTCATCGACACGAACATCGTTGTTGGTGAACGTCACAGTCCACGACCAATCTTCAACTTTACGACCGTTACGCTTGACTTCGGCCCATTCCTTGGTGACTGTTGCAACGCGCATCTGCTGTTCTCCCTTGCTCATAGATATAATATAAGGGCTGCCAACGCAAATGTCAACAGCCCTTACAGTTATTTTCAAAATTTGTTTTTGTGTTATTTCACAAGTTTAGCAAGAGTAGCAGGACCAGCGATGCCATCTGCTTCCAAACCGTTTGCAGCTTGCCATGTCTTCAAAGCAGCTTCTGTGCCAGGACCGAACGCTCCATCAGCTTCCAATCCGAGTGCTTCTTGTAGCTTCTTGACCTGTGCACCACGTGAACCGACTTTAAGCGCGCGAGAGACCGCAGGAGCCACGCTAGGAGCCGCTGATACAGTTGCAACTGGGGCAACGTGCACCTCTTTGCCTGTAAGCACTGCTAGAGCGTGTTCATAGTGCTTCTTACGATCTTCTAGACCGATTGTGCCACCATTGATGAGCTTGGTCATTGTGACGATGTCACCAGCATCTGCTGCCTTGTTGATGTTGCGGCTGTTCCAGTACCAGCATGCAGATTCGATAGCACCTTCTTTGGATGTGACATAACCAGCAACTTCTTCTGCAGACTTGTTGATTGTCTTACCGAAGTTTGTGTAGTTGTCACGGCCAGTTAGCTGAATCACACCACGTCCACGGAACAGATATCCGTCACCAGGCTGAGTGTTTCCCATACGACCACCGTAAACAATGTTAGCAATCTTTTCAGGTTGCTTTGCATAGTCGGCTGCTTTACGTCCAGCTTTTACGAAATACTTTGGGAAGATTTTGTCAAGGGTCTCAGCGCGATAGTTGAGATTTTCCTCAAGCACAGAAAAATTATTTGACTCGTGACCACATTGAGCCAAAAATCCTGCAATACGCTCAGGTGTATCAATTTTATATTTTGGCAATACGGCAGCCATAGCTTTATGCCACGAT